TCTTTATTAGTTTCTCTGACAATTTCAGCTCCTTTTTGTAGGATCTTTTCATTAAACAATGTTGCTGGATTATTCATCCAACCAGTTATTGAAACACCTAGTAGAGCTTCACGATCAAAAATCTTTTTAGATGTAGGTGAAAGGAATCTAAAATCTGTATAGCCGGCTTGTAAGGTTCCTAAAATAGCACCTGCACGACATGCTTTATAAAATGTTTCTTCGCTATCGCATAATCCGCCGTTGATCTCAGTTAGATTACATCCTTGCCATCCAGACTCACCGTCGATTTGAGGCCACATACCAATCTCAACACAAGGATTAGTTGTCATATCTTTATCATCAACAAAGAAGAATCCTGGTTCTCCAAATTGCTTTATTGACCCCATAAGAGCTGCAAACTGCTCTCTAGTAATCTCATCACGGACGATAACAGCGGAATTATTACTGCGACCGCGCTGAGGATTATCAATATACCAGTTGCCAGTTTTAGCGGCAGCCATCTCGTTATCATTGGAGGAGAAAAGACAAATCGTAGCACTTCTACGGACACCCCCAGATAAAACAGCATCAGCAGCGTGCATAACAATGTCGTATACATGAATAGGCCTTAATGTTGTGGTTTTCTCACTAAGTGTAAGTCCTGTTAATATATATTCAATTCTGTCTAAAGAACGACGAAGAGGTTCTGGGCCTGGTGCCTTAAACCCACCAGAAATTTTTGCACCCTTTGGTCTAATATTAGAAAGATCTAGTGCAACTTTACGGCCTGCATATTCTGGATACTTGCCGCCATTTTCAAAGAAGGATGACATAAGAACATCTAGTGCTGTCGCCCATCCTTCAATTGAGTCTTCTACTACGTGAACTTTAGGTGCTTTAGTACGGTGGATAATTTTAGGTAGTTTATCAATATGATGCTTTTGAACGGAGAAACCGGCACCAGCACCACAAAGAAGAATATAGAATACTTCACCGAAGAATGCAGGACGGTCTGCATAAGAAGAGGTACAATTATACATACGCATCTGATGCTTTAGGAGTTGATCACCACCAAATTGTAGAGAACGCTGTGCACCAAGAACTAATTTCTGTTTATAAGCTGTTGTTGCTTCGTCAATATATGTCATTAACTTAGATGACATTTTGTCTGCATAAAATCCCATATGCATTTTAATAACACGATCTACTGCTTCATTCCAAGTTTCGTATCTTCCTTCATTCTCAATATATCTTGCATACCCTTCATAAAACTTGGCATCAGATAAAAGTTTTTTAGCGTCTCTATAAGTAGTCATGTTATTATACCTCTTTTTCTTGTTCTTTTTTCTTTATTGTAAACGTACCGTCTTTATTATCATTCCATTCAAGTTCATCATCAACCGTCCATCCTAAAGCAGCAATATCAGCTAACATATCGTCTGGAATAGGAAAATAGTAGTCACCTTCCCTAATATCAAATTGAATTTGTACTGTGAAATTTTTCATACTTTTCTCCATTGTTGAAGCATTATCTTTGCAGTTAATCCTTCAAATGTATTAGCGTCAATAATATGCTGGACTGCTGGGCCAGTAAGATCAGCTTTTAATATCATATCGTTGATGTCTTTTTCCTCGATATTAGATGGCCAAATACATACTTTGTATCCTTGATCAATAGCTTTCTCAATTTTCTTTACAATTTCTTTGTTACGTGGTTCATTATCATATATAACAACTATTTTATCTCTATCTGCTACATTGGCTAATATAACATCAGAACCTGCCATTGCAATACAGTTATCAAGGAAAAGACTATCGATTGGACCTTCAACTACATAAACCCTTTTAGATTTATCAATAGAATCTAGTCCAAATAACTTTTCCTTTGTATCATCGAATATTACTGTAGAATATCGTAAATTGGATACTTTACTAATGGAACGACCTGTACAACCAAATACGTATCCTTTAGCATCTATGAAGGGAAATACAATACGAGGCTCATCTAACTTAAGAGCCTTGTCATTGAACTTCTCTGGTAGTATATTATTTACCCAGTGATAGTATGTATGGGAATAATAAATTTGAAAATGCGCATTAGAAGGAATACGCCTGTCAACTATGTACTTTTTTGCTGGATGTTCCGGTTTTAACTGTGAAATCTTACGTAATTCTTTAAAAGGTTCGAAGTGATCAACCCTTCTGGTAGAGAATTTTTCGATAGCAGGTATAAATTTTTCATCTGACTCAGAACCACCAGTCTCTTTAAGAGTTTCAAGTCTATACTCGGTATATAGTACTGGATTAAGCGTTTTAATAAATTTACTAAGAGATGTACTGTAACCACAATTAAAGCATTTCATATTAATACGGCCAGAATGCTCGTATAAATGACCTCTAGTCTTAAATTTACTAGATTGTGAGTCTCCGCATATAGGGCAACGAAATTGAGCAATATAAGGTTTTGTTTTCTTTACCTTAAATTGCTCAAGCTGTGTACCGATAAGTGAAGCAAACTTCTGATCTAACCATAGTAAATTCATAACTCTATACCCTTTAATGGAACAAGTTATTATAATATAGTTAGAATAATAATCAACAGTTATTTTTTATCGTTTATAGTTTTTTCTGCTTCTGTATAGAATTTACGAACTGCTTCTGCTGAATTCTTACAGGCAACGTTGTTTCTTTGAAGTTTTAATAATAACTTACCGACTTGTTCATCAGTAAGAGTATCTGCTTTAGGGAATTTTGTAACAGTAGGGCAATCATAAAGACTATCTGGTGCCTTTACTAATTTATATTCAGGAGTCAAAAGACTTACAGTTTGATTGCAACCTGCTAATAGTAAAGAAGAAAGTAATAAAAGTTTTTTCATTTTTTCATACCATAAATTTCGTTCAATTGTGTAATAATACTTTTCAAATATACTGAAGATGGTCTTTGCTCGTCTGGTGCTTCATCTATTGCTTTTCTTTCAATAGCCTTAAGATTGTTGGTAGTATCTTGTTTTTGATGATTAACATCATTTGCTATATCAATTGCATCATTAGAAAGAGTAATTGTTTTTTGTACAAATTCTTCTTCTTTCTTTTGATATATTTGTTGTTGCATAGTATTATATGCATTTGTAGCAGATGTTATTATACTCTGATCGTGCATATAAAGCCAACCATAAAATACCCCAATTAAAGAACCTATAATAGTAATAATTAAACCAAATCTAGTAAATAGAAAAAATCTCAATATAATCATTTTTTACCCTAATGACAATGCTTTATCTTTTTTAGTTCTATCATAATCTGATAGTTTATCTAGATAACCAGAATTACGTAGTTCTTTGAATACCAAATTACCAAAAGCAAACTCACCACCTTGTGCGATAGAGTCGCCTCTCATAGTTTTAATTCTATCTTTAAGAGTATCTATAGCATCTGAATCTGCTTGTTGATCAATTAACTTATCAATCATATCTTTATAGAAATCTACTTTATCCTGCAAATTAGGATCAGATTCAAAATCAAGATTTAAATATTTTGGTTCTTGCATCCAGTAATTACCGCTTACTGAATAAACACCTTGACCTGAATGTGGTTGATCATTAATATCTTGAGCATATAACTCTACAGGATAACCATATATGTTAATATCACCGTGTGTTAATGTCCATAGAATTTTTTTATCTTGTAGATACTCATCAACAAAAGCACGGTCAATCATACTACCGTTAAATTCGCCTCTGTTAATAATAAGGTGTAGATCTAAATCTGATTGAGGTGTATAATTATAGTTTGCATTACCGCCTGTCAATATTATATTGACTACAGTGTCTGGGTGAATCTTTGCAAACTCTCTCCATGCCTCAGCAATCTGTAATAGTTTACCTCTTACTTCTGATTTTAACTCTGCTCCATCCCATATCTTAGGATTAAGAACATCATGATACTCTAATGTAGTGTCTTCTTTGAATTTAGAGAATACTTTTATTTTTTTAGTTATTTTGTTTAATTTAGGTTCTTGCTTAGCATTTTTTTCTTTATAGTCATCACGGAATACTTTTTCAATATAATGTGATTCAGCTTCCTTCATAGAAAGAGCGCCTATAATTCCGCGCTTCATTTTCTTAGTATCTTCTATATTTTTTTTCTTATATTTGTTGTTTATAGATACAGGAGGAAAACCTTTTGCTGAACCTGGTGGTTGACCTATACCAGCAATATCACCTGACGCAACATTATTAACAGGAGCAGCAGCTACAGCACCTTCTTCTGAAATATCTTTAATTTTGTTGTAGTAGTAGTTAAATTGCTCTTCTAAATCAATATCCTCGACGCTTTCACGGATAGGTTTAGAATTGAGAAGAACTAAAGTAGCAGCTACAGTACCTAATCTAGAACTACCACCAGGAATCTTAGCAATTAATTTTTTAAGATTGATAATCATAACATCAAATAAACCACAAGCTTTTGTTTCTTGTGGAGTAAACTGAGTTCTTGCTTTTAAAAAATTACCTTTATCATCAATTAAATGCATTTTATATGCGGGTAGTTGATTAAAAGGTGTTGTTAGTTTTTTAATAAATTGATAAGTGAGTACTGTATCTACTAACATTTTTATATTTCTCTTAATTTTTTTAATATATTTAAATCTATGTCTATGTTATTTGTATATATTGTTTTATTTTCAATTCCAATATTTTCAACTTTAGCTGGTAGTAGATTTAAAAATACTAAAAATGGTTTAAGTTGTTTTTCCATTCCCTTGCATTTTAAAAACAACATTCTTATAGTAGCTTCAGCACCAAATACATTATAAAGTACAATAATATGATTTAATATTAATCTTTCTTTTAAATCATCTTCTTCAAGGTATCTATTCAATAATCTTTTAATATACTTGAATCTTTTCATATCATCATAAAATTCAATGGTATCATAACATTGAGGATTATCATAATGTTTCGCTGCGTATAATAAAAAATTTGATTCGTCGAGTTTATCCATTGTACTCTATTTTTGTTATTATTAAAATTATTTATAACCCGAACACGTTTCTATGTGCACCATAATTTTGTAATATTTGCGTCTGCGTAAGCTTAGAAGTATATAAAAACATATTTGCAATATAACCAAACGGTTGCGTTCCACCAAAGCTTGAACCAACGTTACCTATGATATTGTGAGCGTTACCTGCAGATGTTTGTGCTGTGACTGTTCCTACGTACTGACCGTTTATATAAAATGACTGTCCTGAACTGTCACCGGTTACAGCCCATTGAGCCCATTTATTAGCCAGGCCGGCTACATTATATCCGCACGGATAAAATATTGATACTGAGTTATCCCACATACCTAAGTCGTTGGTTCCTGTGTTAATTAAAATAGGATGGTCGTTTGGGCTGGTTCTAAATAAAGTCCTAAAAGTTGCCGTACTGGCAATCATTCTAGCCCATGCTATATATGTAAAGCCTGATGTAGGTAGAGTTGGACCTATAGATGCTGCAGATATTGCATTGTAAGTGCTAGGATTAGAACAATCCCAACATTTAACACCACTTAATGTAGTGAATTGAGAAGCATTTTGTAAATTCTGCGTGCGACCATTTCCTGATAAATCTGTAATGGTTGTTCCACTACCAGGATAACTCGATGAGTTATTTGCATCAATCCAGATAGCAAGATTTTGATTTACAATATAAGAATCTGCTACTGTAATACCTTTTAGTGTTACACCTTGTATAATCATAAATTATCCTATAAAGGCTACTGACCAATTATCATTAGCATCAAAGTTTATTGTTCCCAATGTTACCTTGAGCACAAGAGTATCTCCCACGGCTAATTTAGCTATTGTGCTAACACCAAAGTGATTAACTGAAGGATTAGGGCCAATTTCCCACATAACTTGATTAGCCTGGCTGCCTAGACCATTATTCTTGACAACAGTTATTTGTGCCTGGCCTGATGAATTACTTGTTATACGAGCTACAAGATGTATGTTGTATAGTCCTGCGATTGGAGCAGTAAATATCCCGGTTGAAGTATTTAATGCTGAACCTTGATTATAATCAACAGCAAAATTGTTGATGTTTAGAATACCATTGCCGTTTTGTGTAGTCGACAAGTTACTCATTGTACCCGAACCGTAAACACGGAAAGCAGGGCGATTTTGCATAATAATATTACCGCCAACGGTAATAGTACCTCCGACAGATAAGTTAGCACTGACACCAGGTAATACTATATCACCATTAGCAGGCATTGTAAATGTGCTGGTGTTATCGAAAACATAAGAATAGTTACCGGCTATTAACGTAACATTAGCCTGGGAACCCACTATATTAGCTTGCTGGGTTACATTAAGGTTTGTTAAAAGAGATCCATCACCAATAAACTTACCAGATGTAGATGTTACATTCCCTGTAACAGTTAAGTTAGTTAGTGTGCCTACCGAAGTTAAATTAGAGTTTTTAACTGTGTTACTTAATGTATTACCTGTTAAAGTTGCTGCATTAGAAGTAGCAGTAGCGTTTGACCAATATAATCCGTTTGTACTATTTGTTGTCAATACTTGACCAGAAGTACCAAATGAGTTATTTGCATTTATACTTGTTAAATAAACAGCATTACTAAAAGTAGTTGGATTTAAGAATGTTTGATTTGCTGACCAAGAATAAGAATAGTTATTATTAAACGCTGTGTATTGAGTAGAAGTATCAGGGAATGATAATGATCCGTTAGAATTAAATACCCATGTATTTGAATCTGCCGCTACACTTAATGCGGCAGTTGCGGCAGGTAAATAAGTAGGATCATTAAATGTTAATGGATAATCTATACTTGAATAGTAACTAGGGAAACCACTAACTCTGTAAGTAAAGCTACCTCCGCCTAAATTTACAACTTGGGTTGCAGTAATTAATTGTGGTGCAATAACATCAGAAGAATTTATAATCCATCCAGCTTGAATATTAGTATATGGAGCTGCATTTGGAAGATCTACCCATGTATTAGTGTCTGGACCATCAACAATATCAGACTGTAAAACTGTGATTGGCGCATTACCTATAGATGCTACACTAGAAGATTTAATATAAGAACCTATAGGTTGGTTTAGGTTACCTGAATAATCAAAATTCCATAGATATGCACTTCCAATTACTACGTTACCTGTGCCAGAAATATTTTGCAAGGTGTCGTTGTTGGTACCACCGACTTGTAAATTTCCAAGACTTGACCCGCTACCTGAAGAACCGGTATAACCTATTTCACCTTGAGAACCGGTATATCCTCCAGGACCCATGTCTAATAAAGTACTATTAATTCTTAAAGAGTTGCCAGACCCAGTAGTAAGTGCAACACTATCAATATAGACTGCATTACTAGAAACGTAAAGTTCATTCCACTGAAATGTAGAATTACCTAAGCTAAATGCATTTGCTTGAGAAGGAATAAAATTAGTATTTGCAATAATAGTACTATCAGTAATAGTTAACTTTAAATCTTCTGCATTAGTATTACCAGCAAAAAATTTAATAGAAGTATTGCCGGTTGATGTGCCTAAAAGAAGATTTGTGTTACCTGTATAAACATATGCATCATTAGGACCAAATAATGTAAATTCTGCATTAGAATAAGTTGAGCTATCAATACCTAAATCAATAAATGGACCATTACCTACAGTATAATCAGCTGTATCAGAATAAACTACAATATCTCCAGATGCGTTATTACCTGAATTTGAATTTTTAACTACAACTTGTGTGTAGGCATTAGCACTAGTAATAAATGACGGGACACCAGTTTGTGACCCAATATGTCTATAAACATTCCCATCGTGAATCCAAGATTGCATATCTCCGCGATTTGCAATAATATAGGATTCTACAAATTGACCTGTTTCTGGATTTTCTAGATAACGATGTGTTGGTTGATCTGTAGTTACAGTAACATACTTAACACCAACTACACCTGTTAAATTTTTAATATTATATTCTTTACCTTGTGGTGGTGAAGATGGTAAAATAACTGTTATAGAACCTGGATCATTTGGATCACAGAAAATATAATTATCTGTATTTGATGCAGTGTAAGTTGTAGTATAATTTTCTATTATAAGTGAATCGATACCCGGGTTAAACAACCAAGAAGAGGAACCATTTCCAGATGATACTAATACTTGACCAAATGTGCCGCCTGTAGGACCAAAAGAACCTGTATAACCTATTGCACCAAGAGATCCTGTATAACCAGCGGAACCAGTATATCCCATGTAGACAGAAGCACCAGAAGAACCGGTATATCCTGTATCACCTTGTGATCCTGTATAACCTAAATCACCTTTAAGTCCAGTGCTTCCTGTAACACCATGTGAACCAATATAACCAGTTTCGCCTTTTGAACCTGTATATCCCATTCCTGCAAACGCACCAGCAGAACCGGTATAACCTAAATCACCTGGATCACCTTGTGAGCCTGTATATCCTATCGGTCCAGCATCACCTTGTGATCCTGTATAACCATTACCACCAGATGTAGAGAGTGTGCTTAAAGAAGTAGCTAAATTTTCTGCAGTAATTTTTTTAGTAGAGGGTAACCCGTTAAGATCATGAGCCACAGCGAAATAGTCATTTGCATATAGCGATGTAATTTCATTTAGCTCAGAAATCTTTGGCATAGTTACCCTCTATAATATTATTAAATTACGCTGATGGAAGAACAGTATTAGCAGCAGCGTCAATAGTACCCTGAAGAGTACCCATTGCTACCAATGTTTCATATTGAACACGACCAGCGCGACCACCTGTACCAGCTCTACGTAGTACCCAACCAGCATGTGCTACACCATTATTAAGTGCACCACCAACACCAGTTACGATTGCAGTAGCTGTATCACCTTGAATAGTAGCACCACCTGCTAGAGTGCTTGCATAAGGAGCACCAGTTAGTGTTAAGGCAGGACCACCCTGTGTTGTTGAAAGTGTAATAACAGTTGTGTTAACTGCTTGAATATAGTATCTAGTATTATTAGTTAACCCAACTGGTGTAGATGTTGCGTTACCAGCATAAGTAACACCATCGCCTACCTGCCAGTGTGAGCTTGCACTTGTAAATAGAATACCACCACCAGAAATACCTGTATTACCATTGAATACATTTAATTCTGGAGCATGAACTACAATAGATGGTTTAGTATTATAGTTACCACCATTAACAATAGTATATCCTGTTACTCTACCTGTTACGTTAGTGAAAGTCAAGTTTGCACCACCAGAGCCTCCTCCACCAGTAATAACTGATTGAGCTGGTGAGTTTTGATAACCTGAACCTGCATAAGTTACTGATGCTTCATAAATTGGACCAGATGAGACACCCATTTGTGATGCTTCAACACCAAACTGACCAATTTCCATATTGCTAATAAAAGCACTTGGTGTAGTATTTTCAAATAGTGCTGATTGATTGTATGTATTTACATGTAGTTTTGCATTAACAACGCCCCAAAGCACTGAATTGCTGGCGTTGTCTGTATTTCCCCATTGACCTGACATTGTTTTCTCCTTTTCTAGAAAAAATTGTTTTTTCTATGCTTTATTTAGGTTTTGCTTAAAGTCAATGATTAAGCTTTTGTAATGGATCTTAACATCCAGGCGTGTTTTTTATGGGCATTCATTCTATCTTGTAAGAAATTAGATAACCCAATTTCATTATTAAATTCAGCTGACTTATAAGCAATTTTAATAGCTTCCATTACTGTGCCATTATCACCGTATAAGATGTTCATCATTTGAATTGCATCTACTTTAAGATCTGTTTGATCTTCTATCATTGTCAATTCTTTATAATCTTTATATGAAGACGGAGCATATGCAGATAATGCTCTTATTTCTTCTGCAATTGTGTCATGGGTCTCAAATATTTCTTCATATAATTTTTGTAAAAATTTATGATATTGAGGAAAATCTGGGCCTTCTACGTTCCAATGAAATTGGTGTATTTTCATATAAAATGAAAAATTAGTAGCCAAATATCTTTTCATTGCTTCAATAAGACTATCCATAATAATTACCTTTCAGAACTTCTGCTTTTGCCAGGATATTCCATATGGATCTTACCATCTATTTCCCTGACTTTTTGTTTTTTAATTTTTACTACTTTACCAGTTGCATCGTGAATAGTTATTTCACTTACAAATTTCTTAAATGTAATCATTAACCTTTATCCAATGTAGATGTTGGTGTTGATGACCAATATTTACATGACCAATAATTAGCTTTCCATCTTGGTCCTGGTGTTTCACAATGATGTCTTGCTCTATAAGATTTTCTTCTTGCAGGTTGATCTCTCTTAATTGAAAGATGCGGATCACCAAAGTTAACTTTTACTACATTACCTTTATCATTTTTAACGTAAACGGCTCTTTTCTTTGGACCACCTGGTGTAAGGAAAGGTTTACCTAGTTTAACATGACGTCCGCCATGTTCAGCTTCTTCGTTTAACTCACCCCAGTCTTCGTAATTTTCATCACCAGAAGAAATAAAGTTTTCTTCAATTATACCTTCCACATCAGACTCTTCATCAATAAAACATCCAGTGTATTGAACAAATGTTTTCATTTTTTCTACCGTTCTCTGTTAATTAATCTGCTTTCCAACCGCCACCTTTTGACTTATACCATTTAGCAGCCCAACCGTTAGCATATGCTGAAGGATATACATCAAATTTTTGTCTAGCAAGAGATTTAGCTCTTAACCATAGCGAAGGATTAGTAGGTTTATTCTTTTCTTCTATATATTCAATTTCTTCGTTTGTATGTTTTCTTGCAGGAGGCATTTTACCTTTTTTCTTTCCTGCTTTGATAAGAGCAATAGCAATTGCTGCTTGTTGAGCTGGATTAGCTGCTTCTGTTCTTACATTAATAGGTGCATTACCTTTTCCTGATCTGTCAGCAACAGGATCTTCTCTTCTTTTTCTACGTACAGCAGCTGCTCGATCATCTTTACTCATAGAGCGTGCTCGGGCAATAGGAAGACATTTTGGCTTACCTTCACCAGGTTCTCTTGCGCAATCACCTTTAATATTGCCTTTGGTATCCATACGAACCCATTTGTCCTTAAACCAATCACGAAGATCTTCTTTTACGTACTGGTCAGGAGTCATTTTATATTTGTTTACCCATTTATCATGAAGATCATGAACATCCATATTAAAATCTTTAGCTACTTCTCTCATAATTTTATCAACAGCATTATGAGAAACATCACCTGCTTTGTTTAATCTATTTTCTAGATGAGCAAACGGGTCTTTTTCTGTAGTAGCATCTTCAGTAACTTTAGGTAGTGTGTATGTAGATACTCTCTTTACACCTGCAGCCTTATCTACAGCTTTTTTTAGAGTCTCATATCCAGCCTTTGTCTTATGTGGTTTAGGAGGGATCCCTTTTATAACATCAGGTCCTAATGTTCTAAGTGTATTTACTCTACCAACTAACTCTTTAGAAATTTCATCTAGGTTTTCTTCGGTAGCTAATACTTTAGGTTTATGAATAGCGGACATAGGATTTAGCTTATCCATTGCTAAATCTAGTGCTTTTTTTCTTTTAACATTATGCCCTTTGGCAGTCATTTTCATTGTTTCAGGATGAGAAGCAATCATTTTGGCTACAAAATTATTCATAAATTTTTTAGTTAATTCTGAAACTAACTCTTCATTAGTTTTTTCTTTGTTAACTATATTTTCGTAATCTTTAGCATTTTGCTTTAATCCTGCAACAGCAGTATCTATTCTTTTACCAATGCCAGGCTTTGCTTTTTCAATTTTATCCCAAGGTGACTTATAGCCTTTACCTTGTGTTCTGCTTTTACCAAACGCTTCATTAAATGTTTCATCTACTATTTTTTTAACAATAGACTGTTGACGGTAAAAATCACTATCTGTGCTTCTATTTCTACCCGGATCCATTCTAGGAACTAGATCCATTTTTTTTCTTGGTTGGCCAGAACGAGTAAACGCTTCTTTACTTTTTTTTGGATCTTTAAATCTAAAAGCAAAATCCATATTTACACCTTGACCTGGCGTACTTGCTTTATAGATTTGAGTTAAAGAGTCAGTGCCAACTTCTCTGTTATGAGTGTTAATAATATCTAAATTTTCTTTTACTGCTTTTGCTGCAGCTGTAAATTTAGCATGTAAAGTATCATGCATACTGCCACGTATACCTTTTAATATATTATCATGCGTATCTGCATTAGCAATATTAGCATTAATATAATTATTTTCCGAATCTTGATCGGTTAATGGATTTCCTGTTACGTATCCAAGACCTCTTACAGCACCACCACCTGCAGAATTAATACTTTCACCGACCACTTTATCATAGATCTTTGCAATTTCTGCAAAAGCTCTTGCTTCATTACGCTGTAGTTCAGGATTAATATTAATAGTATCAGGTTTAGAGCCAGTAATAGTTTTACCTTTATCGATAACATCTCCTTTAGTAGAAGATGTTTTCATTTTAGCTGCTGGCTTCTTTTCTGGCTTTTTATCTGGCTCTGCTGCGTCATTAAATTCAGGCATGGTCTTTTCCTATTAGTTTATATAGTATTTATGGCAAATTAACTTCTTGCCATACACGACCAAGCTCATTCCACTCATAAGTCTTACCATCATTTGGATAAGGAGTTGGCGCTTCCCAAAGACATGTATCTTCGTTTAATAACCAGCTTTCAAACGGTTTTGGAGAAATAAATGCATCTCTTTGTGCATCATATGAGTATCCAATTCCAGCATAATTTTTACGTAAAGGATCTCCGCCATTTTTATGAATACCTGCAAATGTATTGTAGCTAGTTTGAATCCACATGGAAGGGTCACCAACAGCACCAGAATTAATAAAATCTTGTTCTGCAACAATTACGTTAACAACAATATTATTATCATCTATTTGTGCAAAATGTGACATTATAAATTAACCCGACCATACTTGTTTTTGATTAACACCTAATATTTCATTAGTTTGCGACATAAATTTAACATTAAAATTACTATTTAATGGTACTAAAATTGATGCATTAGAGAAAAATTTACCGTCTACTAAAATATTATTAGGAGGAGCGGTAGTAGCAATTTTACCTGTGTTATTACCGGCATTATATTCATCTAAAATATTATATGCATAAGTAACTGCTGAAAAACTAGCATTAGAATTAGTTGTACTAGAAATAAACAATGCAGAATTACTTATTAATGTAACCATTATTATCTAGCTCTTATCGCTTTAAAGTTGCTATTCCATCCTGTTCTTACAATAAACCACGGAATACCATCATCGTCATATACAATTTGATTACCATAAGGTGAGGCTTGTAAGTACGAGTCATTCCATTGAGGATATGATCTCAATCCTACATGTCTGATACCGTATAATTTTCTCATAGGTTGATTTTTCAATGGATGCCAAAATGCAAAATCAGCTAATGTAGGTCTTAAATTATTATGTTTATCCGGCTGCATATTATAGCTAGTCCATTCTGCAGTATTATCACCATAATATGGTGAGTTATGTATTATATCTGTATCATTATTTTCATTCAATGGGCCCCAGTATGTATTAGGTCCTACTAATGGTCCTAATGATTGTGTAACGCTGCCATTTCTAAATAGTCTATATTGATATTTGTCTGCATATCCAGAGGCATTATATGTAGTGTTTCTACAATTAGACCCTGCTACAAATGCTGCAGGGAAATGTGGATTTCCAGGATCGTAATCATATGCTGCACCTTGTGAAAGATCACTAAAAACTAAGAATTTACCGCCTTCATTGTCTAGTGCTGTAGTGACGTCAACATGCGCTAATACAATATATTGAGAAGTACAAGAAATATACCACACACCAACATCAGGCGTATAAATTCCAGAAGGAAAGTAATCAAACGACTGAACACCTTGTGAACCAGTATTAGCTGGTGATGTTGGCATAAACTGAACAAAGTTATTTTGATATAGTACTACGCCCTGGAACATTATAGCGTCACCAGCATTATTGGTAGCACTAGTAGTTACTAATTGAAGAGCTTTTTTGTACGTACCATAATCTGAAGTACTAGTTTTAGGAACTGGTGCAGTTAATGTCATATACTGACCAGTTGCATAAGTTGCAGATGCAGGCAAGTTAGTGCGTGCATCTAATGTCCATCCACCGGCTTCAGCATTATTAATTACGGTATACTGAGAACACCCTGCTGGCAATACTGGTGTAAATCCAGCATTTGCTGTTGCTGTTGCATAGATTGCATTATATAAACCTCTAACGTCATTTGATAAACATGTAAATCTTGCAAACATTTTTATTACTTTCCGTTAATTAATTTAGGCACTAAATAACAAGCATTTAACGAATTATATGCATCATTTATAGATACACCGCCAGTCTTATGTAATACAAGTACCATATAATCTACACCACCATAATTTAATGTATCACCTGGAGATCCTATATTATCAGAAGTTCTATATAAGTTAGGAAATTTAGCTCTCATAGCTAATTCTTTTGTAGTTCCAGTATTATACCTATAATAATTCATGTTAGGTACTAAATATACTGGTGTAAATGTGTTTAATGAATTTATACCAGATGAAGGCAACCTTCCAATAGCCCAGGATGGATTAGGGTATAAAGTTGCATAAGGTACACCAACAGAACCACCAGATGCATATGCAGTACCAAAGAAAGCATTAGCATTATATGGACCAGTTTCACCTGATTGTCCGGTAATAACGTTAAATGAAGAATTCATATATTCACTTTGGAATAAACCAAAATAATCTGCACCTCCAGGGCTCCCTATTGTACCATATCCTGTTGAGCAATTAAAATATCTTATTCCAGGATAACATAGATTGTTTACTGAATAAGCGTATGTATCAGCAGAGGAAATTTCCCAATCAAATATAGCACTAGTGGTAGCATAAGAGCCTGATGTAACAATAGTCATAGCAAAATAATAATCACTAACATACATCAGTATTCTATTAACTGTATTTGCCCAGGATGCAACTGCACCACCAGGAGTTGTAATATTGTTGTAATTTGATGATACTTGTTGTCCTTGACCAATATCTGATAGAGGCGAAAGGTTTGTATTAGCACCGTTTGCAATTCTTGTTCTTATACCGTAAGTTGCAGTATCCCAATATAATTGAAATTTTTGAGATGGAGAAAAAGTGCTGTTAGCAGCATACGCATTTTTTTGAAAAATAAGAGTGCTATCACCGGTGCCGGCATTAGCATTTAATGCAACGTTTGCACTAGGATAAACCGTGTTATTAATAGAGCCATAAAATTCAGATGCAGAAATATTACATACGTTAGATGTAAACTGTGAGGTTGAGGTAATATTACCAGTCATAATTTTAGATAAATCAGTTAAAACTAAATTTAAATTATACTTATTATTAGCAATATTTCCTGTGTTTAATTCATACCTTACGTACATTGTAAATCCTTAAAATTATTAGTTGTATGTAAATGTTACATTTAAATCTGAACCAGCAGTAATTGATCCTACAGTAACAATATCTATAGTCATATAATCCCCTGCAGACATATTTATAGTTGCAGTAAAACCTGCAGTTAGCCCAGCAATTGGTATTGTAAGAGTATTAACTGTACTACCGTTTATTTTTATTGCAATTGCAATAGCATTACCTGTCGGTGCTGTACCTACTCTTGCAGTAACTGCACTAATACTTAGGTTGCGAGGTGCATACCATCTACTAGTACCAGTAAAGGGGTATAAAACACCTGCTTGGCTCATTTGAAAGTATAACGCTGACAAGTATCCAGGAGAATATCCGTATGAAACTGTATTATTAAAAACAATAGCAGAATTTACTACTAGAGTGTTATTAACTGGATTAAAAGTTAAATTTGGGCTAGCATACAAATAATCTGTAGGAGGAGAACCAGCTTGAATCTGTGAAGCTGGTTGCATTCCTAAATTATAATTTATATTGTCATTTACTGCAGGTAATACAGGTATCGAACTTTTGCTCAGCATATTAGAAACCTCTTATGCTTGAGCTTCTGTCCAAGCTAAACGAACATATGTGTTGGCTGGTGATGTAAACAAATTAGTACCCACAACAGTAATAGTGTCAGGACCATCTGGATACACGCCAATTTGAGATGCAGTATAACCACCACCAAGAACTGAGTTGCCCAAGTCACGAACCTGAGTTAAGTCAACGGTAGTTGTTGTCAAGTTAGTACCACCCACAGTGTTTAGATACGTTGCGTAAATAACTTCACCACCAGATATAGTAACTGGATTGGTAGAGTTATGGAAGATATATTGCGCTAGACTTGAACCACCAACGTTCTGCCAACCTGCAGCATTTGCAGATAGCTGAGCATTAAGGAAGATTTGAATATATGTTGGATAAGCACCGTAAATATCCATTGTATTTAAAATCATCTGCATTCTGTTTAAAATTTCACGAGAGCCAATAGTTGCTCCTGGTGCTGAACCTGATGCAGAAGGTGCTACTCTCATACTCATAAGAGCGTATGTATTGCCGACAGGAATTGTTACTGGTGTTGACATAGCTCTCTGGAAGATAAACGCTTTATCTGCAGTAAACCCGCCGTCCATAATAGCAGAAGTACCCCAGTGAGATATTTCTGACGCATATTGAGGAGCATGTGTTTCTACCACTACTGGCGCTGCACTGTTAGCAATAAATGTTTGTGCAGCAGTTAAACCAAGAGGTGCAATAATACCAGTTACTGTTCCGGTGTAAATAGCACCTTGGGACATATTAAGTGATGTTGCACCTAAAGAAGCAATAGATGTTGAAGGTGGAACACCAGGTGCAAATATGAACTGTCCTACTTGTAGACCTGAGTTTGATGAGATAGTAACTGTAGGGCTGTTGTTTGCTAGTGTTAATGAAATAGCAGAGTTACCTTGTAATCCACGATTTTGAATAGTAAATGTGTTACCAGAAACTGCTGAATAGCTTATATATTCTTGAATGTCACCTAATGCTGATCTCATTATAACAGTGCCAGAAGGTGGGAAACCTGCACCGTTAGCTACCTGGAATGAAGTAGAACCAGGTAACACGTTAGCTGCTAGATAAGTTGTTTTACCAAATGTATTAGTTTCATAACGACCTGGTAAGTTACCTGATCTCATATACGCTTGATAGTTAGTATTGTTATTCAAATACTTATGAACATACTGAATATTACCATCAGCAGTTCTTAAACCATAACGGATAAATCCGGCACCATACCAAGAATAATCGATATAGAACATTTGCATCTTAGAGAAGTCTAAGTTACCACCAGATGGACCTGTACCATCCATACGGTCTATATTCCATTGTGATTGAGGAATACGTATATCAATAGTCTTGTTTATCTGTGCAGAGTTAATTGTAGGACCACGATATGATGGATTAATAGTCATATAAGAACTATTGGCAATAGTCAATACACGATAAGATTGACCTTTAATTACAATATAATCACCAGCTACTAATTGGTTAGTCCAGTTTGTGTTTGTAATTGTGTTGTTTGAAACTACAACGTTGTTCCCTTGTTGAATGAATGCTTCACCAGAAAGACGGTAGGTTGAATGTCTTCTTACTGCATTTACTGTTTGTCCATCATATTCAAAGAACATGCCGTTTTGGTTATCAAAAATACCTACACGAGTTGACCCACCATACCAGTTAACTACTGAGCCAGTATATGTACCATATGCAGTAGTTGAAACTGGTGTACCATTTGTAGTGTATGTAAATGCATATGGTGATAATACTGCTGTAACTACTGAGTTAGAAGTATTATAATTTGGATCTAAAGAACCGTTAGCATATGAAGCGTTTGTAATGCTGATATATGTACCTTGTGTTAGGTTGTGTGCATCTTTAGTTATAACTGTTGCAGTATTACCAACACTTGTCAAAGAATCAATTTGAAGGTTAGGTTTTAGAAGTGTTCCAGTAGATACTTGAATAGCTTTACCTGATTGATAACGGAAAGCACGGCGAGTCTGACGAACCATTTGACCATTATGGGATGGTGAATTAACACTAAATCTCAAACCGCCATCAAACGGTCTATGAACTGACATACCTTGCGGTCTTACATATAGTGCTGCGTTAAATGTAAGTGTTTGAGCACCAGTTGCAGTAGGAACCTGGCTGATATTAATTACTGTTGTATTGGCAACAGAAGTAATAATTGTTGGAGGAGCTGATGGGATACCAGTACCAGTAACTACCATACCGACTGCTAAGTTTGCAGTTGTACCTGCTAAAGTGATAGCAAATGAGTTACTTACTAGAGTACCTGTTTGCGTACTTGAAATAGATACCGTACCACCTACTAACTGGTTAGTGTAAGTATAGAAAGAAGAAGTATTAGGTACTGTTGCTACGATCCATGAACCATTAATTGTATTAGGACCAGATGCTTGTGTAGTACCTAAAAGAGCTACTTCATTACCAACAGCTAAACCATGGTTTTGAGATGTAGTAATTAATACTTGGTTACTTGATGGTGCAGCGTTAGTAACTAAAGCTAATGGAATGTTAGTGTATGACAAATATGATGTGTTATACATATTTGTTGTACCGCTGTTATTAAGAGAAGTAACAGATGTACCTGTATATGCAAACTTACCTGTATAAGAGAATCCAGTTGAGTTTGAACTATCTACTACATAAAGACCATCAGCACCAGTAAAGAAAGAATCTGTAATAACGATAGGTGTACCGTTTGTTTGTGGTACGGTTGTAGTTACAAAATAAGATCTTGAACCTGGTGTACCGGTAATATCAGAAAATGTAAGCTGGTTAACGGCAGGGTTAAATGATGCAAAACCTCTGTTATTAACAAGAGAAAGAGCTTCCCATTTTGTAGACTGGGTTGAATATTCAAAGTCAGTATCAATTAGAGACTGAGGTGTTCCAACGCGCAATTTATCAGCAGCGTCAATATATGTTTCTGATGGAGTAAATTTTTCATCATATTCATCTACGATAATTTGAATTTTATCTGTAGCAGAAAGGTTTGTTGTATTGTAGTTTAACACCATTGTTGTTGTAGTTGTGGTTCCATCTGCAGATGTTGCAACAGTATAAGAAGAGAATGTTAATGTACTATCTGAAAAGTTATACAATACCTGGTTTGTTGTAACATCAGTAATAAGAGCAATACGTTCTCTTTGAATTGCTCTAGGAACAACAATAGTTCTTGTTGCTGGATTGAAGGTATAATAAGTATCTAAAATTGCTTTTCTAGCCATTTTTCATTCCCTAAAATAATAATAATTTGTCTTCTATTTATAAAACTAATTAAATACCCATTACAATATCAACAGGTTTAAAAGGATACACTTTAGGTGTATTTGAAGGTATTCCCCCAGTATATTTAATGTAAACATCGGAATTCATAGGAACAGATTCTGCAAATTTCAATACTCCGGTTGCAAATGTGTTTCTATCTACCATTGTATTAGAAGTTACAACAGTAAATCCTTTATTGGCAAATAGCACATTTGACATCCAAAACGTATCTGTTGCATAGTTAAAAGATCTCTGATCTATACCGTTAATTGTTACTTGTAGGCTAGCTGAACTTCCAACTGGATATGTATTTTGATTATATTTAAGTATAAATGTGTTTTTGTAACCATCAGTATAGTTAGATATATCATCAAAATCAAAATTTACAATACCTAATGTTGAAGAGTTGTTAGCCTGCCAAAAAGCACCAGTATATGTCCATGTTTTAATACCGTTAGTGTATGTAAGACCTGCTGTAGGATTTGCTGGAAAATTAGTTGCCATTTGTTAAGCCCATGTTCCTATTGAAATATTAGCTGTGCTGGTTCCAATTGGATATATTGAAAAATAACTACCAGGTAAAGTAGTATAAGCTGGTTGGTTACCGGGCGCAGCAGAAAGAGCATATTGTGGGATAAATGTTCCGCCGTTATTAATATTAACAGTACCTTTTAACCAAAATGAAAGAGAATATGCAGCTGAAGCAATAGCACCTGTCACAACAACTAGAGAGGATGTATTAGAAGTAAAATTACCTAATGTTGTTGTATAACCTGACGTATAAGCTGAAGCTAGAAACTCATATGTACCAACATATAAAATACTATAGTTATTGGCTGTTCCACCAAATCCAAGTGAAATTGTATGAGATGTTGCACCCAAAGGTTTATTCATTGCAAATAAAGCTTCAAATGCATATGTTGTATTAGAAGAAAGAGTAACCCCGACTCCATATGTATTTTGTGCACCGGTAGCGTTTAATCCAGGGAAGCCTGTGTTTAATTGATAATACTGCGCACTTGGAATAACACCTCTTTGTGTTCCTCTAGGTGTGAAATACATTTCGTTACCATCATACTCAATAGAACCAGCAGCTGGAATACTTAAATTGGTTCCTGATGTAAATAGCAACGGTGCAAAAGAAGACCCACCAGAAGATAAAATAATACTGTTAGAACTTATAGTATTAGTTGTTATAGAGTTTGTTGTAATCGTATTAGTTGTAATCGTATTTGATATAAACACGTTTGTTGTAATTGTATTAGCTATTAACACATTTGATGTGAGACTTATTAAATTAGTAACTGTAGTTAAATTATTAGCTGTAATAGAAACATTACTGGTCCAAAATACAGCTGAGCCATTAGATACTAATACTTGACCATTAGCTGAATTAACTGGACTGATTTGAATATTAGTAACTTGTGGGTATGCCATTATTATCCGCCTCTTACCATTGAACCGTTAAAATAAGAGATATTAGATCCACCAGTTATTGTTTGTGTAACATTACTGCCCTGTTGCACGTAAATACTACAATAATCTCCAGTACCGTTTAAATAAACTAGAGTAGAAACTGCCATAGAGTACCAGTTATTAGCCCAAGAAACACCTGATGCGTTCCAACCACGCTTCCATTCGGTTCCGTTTTTCCATACAACAAGCATCTGTTCACCAATACCAACGTTACCATTTAATCTTACTGTTGAATTTATTTGATAATATCCTGGAACGTTTGGACAAAAACTCCATGCAGGAACAGTTAAGCCATTCAGTGTTGCAGTACTACCGGTAGCATTATAGCAGTTAGCGGTATCAAAATCTTTATTATTAAATGTAGCAATTTGTTGATTAGTATTTGCAATACTTGTCGCACTATTATTAGCATATACACTAAACGCTGGCCAATTTACAAACGAATAATTAGTCCAATAAGCTGAGCTTCCATTAGAAGCTAGTACAGCACCATTGGATGTGTTATTTGCCGATAATAAAAGCGGATTAATATGTTGATATGCCATGATGACCTATATGTTTATATTGTATTTATTAAGTGTTTAAAAATGCAGATGTTGGTGGTGTAAAGTTTGATGTGTAACGTGCGTATCCTTTAGTAAAGCGAACATCATCAATATATCCGTTAAAATTAGATGTAGCAGCATTATTATAAGCAGCCCCAATAGTAAATATAGTATCTGTAAATGTGTACCCAGTAGTTGTTGAATTTACTAATGTACCATTAAGATATAATGATATTGTTGTACCATATCTTACTAATGCAATATGGTACCATTGATTAGTAGTTACTGTTCCCCCTGTTGCTATAATAGTAGAAGAGTTATTTCTTACATATACACCTTGTGTAGCAATACAAAGTTCCCATCCAGTTGTACCACCAACGTTCCATGCAGACAATAATGTAGGTGAAGCTACTCCAGAAGAGTATAGCGCAGTAGGATATACCCAGCATTCTGCAGTAAAGTCACCAGTACTAGTGCCAGTTGCAAACAACGCAGTTTGAGCAGCAATGTATGCAGTATTACTTGTATCAAAATACATACTACCACCACCAAACTTACTTTGAGCAGTAGAAACTGAAGCTGTTCCATAAGTAATTAAATTTACTTTTTGTGCATGATCAATAATACTTGCATTATTTGCATTTAAAAGAAGTGTAGTATTAGTAACTGCAGTCAAAGGAGCAGTTGGCGGAGTAAAAGGAGCAGTATATACTGCTGTACCATTTACCATTCTCACATTACTAATATATCCGTTAAAATATTCTGTAGTTGAAGCTGTACCTCCTACACGGAAAGGTAATGTAGAAGAGTCTAAAGTTGCACTGCTAGTTGCTCCTGCTCCTACTACAACGCCGTTTAAGTATGATTTAATAGAATTACCACTTCTTACAAGTGCATAATGATACCATTGACCAGCATTAACAGTACCTAGAGATTGTCCATTAATAATATCCCAAGATGCGCCTGCTGATGACATATAGAGTGTAAGAGTACCAGAAACTACCCATACCAATATAGGTACGAAACCAGTTGTTCTATGTGTAAATATTGTTTGAGTACCAGTAACATTGTTCATATAGAACCAACATTCAACTGTAAAATCACCAGTAAATCTACCGGTTGATGTACTATATGAAGTTGTAGTTAACCCGTCTCCACTCGTGATACCTGTAAGTATACTACCCCCAACTGCATTTGAATAACCAGTAGTTGGGTTGAAAGGTGAAAGTGTATTTACTTGTGTAGCATTTCCTACAACAGTGATAGCAACATTACTAACCGTTGTATTTGCTCCAACGTTTCTATTTGATTGTAAAGATAAAAGTGCAGTGTTAGCTATAACAGTAAGTTGTGTTGTAGTAGGTGAATAATTGGTTGAATATACAGCATTACCAACTACATATCTAAAATTGCTAATATATCCATTGTATACCGAACCCCCACCAATACCTGTACTATATCCTATAGATAGTGCTGTACCAGTAAGATTATTTACTATAGTACCACCATTACCTGTTGACGTCTGTGCTACACCATTATAATAAACGTTATAAGCACCACCAACACGATTAATAGAAATATAGTTCCATGTATTTAGTGTTAATCCAGCAGTACTATATCTAATATCGCCTGAAGCTGAAGCACCACCTGTTCTAAGTGTAAAATTAGATCCGTTCCACCATACACCCAGATTACCAGTAATCTGTGAAGGACCTAATTCAAATAAAGTAGGAAAATTGGCTGTTGAAAATACTGGGGCTATAGGCCAAAACCAGAATTCAACAGTAAAGTCACTAGTACCAATTGCCGGTACAGTTGCTGTCAAGTAATCAGTTGATGTTCCTGGAAAATAAACACTCCAACTAGTAGTGGAGAATGGTGAGAAACTACCTTGTGTTGTAGAACCTTGTCTTGTCATAGTATTGTTTATTGAACTAGAATCAATAAACACACTATTATTTGCACCATTATTTCCATCCCCGTGAATTAGTAATGTATTATAAATTTGATATGTATCAATCGGTGTTAATAATGCATTTAGTAAACCTGATGTATTAAAGGTGTGTACAACATTACTATTATTAATATTAGTTACTACACCACCAGTAAAATATTGTGGCATAGGATAAGAAATAATTGCAACGCCAGAACCGCCTGTATTACCGTATCCTGCTGTAGATGCGCCACCACCACCTCCGCCACCTAAGTTAGTATTGCCTGATGAACCTGAACCACTTGTGGTGTTATTTCCACTACCACCGCCACCTAATCCGCCTTGTCCGCCGCCTGCTCCAGCATAACCAGCAGCTCCGCCTCCACCTGCATAATATAATAAAGTACCGTTAGCTATATTGTATGAAAGGCCGTTACCTCCTGCCCCGCCTGCTGTACTAGTAGCAGAGCCGCCTACTGCTCCAGCTCCACCGCCTCCACCTGCATAAACAAATCCAGTTCCACTCACTACACCAATACCACCAGGATTACCTTGACCATATGGGGCAAATCCTTGCACACCAACAGTAGAAGTGCCACCACCACCGCCGCCGCCTGATCCACCATTTTGGCCACTTATACCGATAGCAGGGACTCCGTTTGCAGAACCACCTCCGCCTCCTCCTATAGCATTTATATTAATACTACCACCAGCTGCTGTAAATGTTGTGTTACTACCGTTAGATCCACCACTTCCTACAGAATTGGTTCCACCTGCTCCTCCTGCACCGATAACTACGGTATAATTTATACCTGTAAATAACTGTGCCGTACTATATACTAAACCGCCTGCGCCCCCACCTGCACCAAAATTTGTACCACCACCACCGCCTCCTCCTACAAATAATGAGGTAGCGTTAATCGAACCAACAGAGAAAGAGACGTTTGGCCACAAACCAGCTCTTGTACTTTGCATCTGAGTAGTTAAAGACCACATGCCAGAAGCACCACCTAATGATGGATTGTATTGGGTAGAGCTGATAATACCACCAGGAAAGGAAACCATAATTTACCTATATTAAGTAGCTAAAATTTCATATGAACATAAAGCTTGTAGAGAAGTATTAGCATTACTATAGACGTACAATGCATCACCTTCTACTAAGTAAATGTTAGCATCTTTAGAAATAGCAATTAAAGCAGCATTTCCAGGAACGGCAATACTAGAAGCTACTGTATAACTTCCTGCAGCTCTTATTAGACCTGCAGTAATAGCTACCGTGCTTGAAAATGTATTAGCATTACTGATTACAAGACTATTAATTTTAATTACAGTGTTGCTATTTAAAGCATTACTTACTATATTAGCAGAAACAATGGATACGTTTGCAGCTGCTGTGCCGCCTGTAACTGATGAAATTGCTAAAAGATTAGGAGCAGTCATTTTATCCTCTTCCAAATATTAGGGAATATGTGTAAGCTACACTCTTACTTATGGATCCACTTCCAGAACCACCTGTTCCTGATTCAAAATTTCTTACTTCAATAATACTATTTAATGGAGGTATTGACGTAAATGCAAGAACCGAACCTGTAATAGTATAATGAAAGACAGGTGACTGTACTAATCCATCCATTGTAACAATAATATTGTTTTGATTGGCAACCGATGTTGAAAGAGCAAAGGTTGTTGTAGCTCCTGTTGAAACAAAAAATTGTGAGAGAGCATTAGCAGAAAGATATTGAGCAGAGGATCCTGTATAACCAATTGATCCTGTATATCCTAAACCACCAATTGATCCTACAAATCCGATTGAACCTTGTGAACCTGTATATCCACCAGCCGGACCTTGTTGACCTAGTGAACCAGTATATCCAACACCACCAACAAATGTTCTTACTTCAATTAAATCATTTAATCTTGGGGTTGTTGTAAATTGAATAGCCGGTTGATTGGTATATGAAATATAATTATAATGTATTGATGGTGTTAATACTAAACCATTTATAGAAACAACAGCGTCCGGTGTATTAGCTAAAGTACTTCCTAAGATGAATGTATCAGAAGTACCAGTGGCTGTAAATTGTTGTGAATTACCTTGTGCGGGTGTAACAGCTGATGATAACCCAGCAGAACCAGTATATCCTAAACTACCAATGGATCCTACATAACCAATAGATCCTATATATCCTGTTGATCCAGTATAACCTGTAAATCCCGTTTGACCACCTGTAATTTCCACCCATTGTGAAGAAGATCCATCCGGATCTAACACATAAACCAATTCAGTACCATAATCAGTATTATACCAACGATCCCCTGCATTAGGATTAGTTGGTATAGTATTACCAGATGTAAAATTATATGTACCAGTTAAGGTGGATGATTTCCAAACACCATAAGCATTATTCCAGATGTATTGTCTACTACCTGAAATAAAAACTTGATTATTAGATGGTTTACTTGGAAATACTATTGACATGATTTCTCTTTATTATACATATTAATATTTATTTTTATTCGTAAAGTACATTGAAAGCACCTGCTACTAATGTATCAGTTCCGTTAACTGTTGTAATGCGTACTTGAGTAAGAACTCCTCCTAAATTAGCTGCTGTAATATACCCACCTGTTGTATAACCGTAATTACTACTAGAGGATATAAGAGTACCACTTGCAATCCATTGATTTCCTGAATAATTATCTAAAGTAATTTTTCCTGATAGTAAATCAGAAGACGAATTAGATGCTATTGGAAATCCAGCTGTGGAACTAGTAACTCCAGTTGACGTACCATAGTACGCACTGCTTCCAATGTAATTTGAAGTAACAAAACCACCTGATGTACCTAATTGAATTAATTTAAAACTTGTACCACTTGTTTGCACACCCTGAAACAAAATAGATATTCTTTTAGCACTAAAAGGAATACCAGAAAAAGAAGTTGAAGTTCCAGAAGTAGTAGTAACTGGTGTACCCTGATTAATACCACTAGAACCAGTATAACCAGTAGCTCCTACTGCGGCGGGGGCGGCTTCTACCCATTCGTAAGAAGTACCATCATAATAATATATAAACAAAGTTCCTAGAGCACTATTCCACCATTGATTTCCTACAGCTGGAAAAGCAGGTGGAGAATCTGATACAAAAACTGTAGGGCTAATAGAACCAGTATAACCGGTTATAGGACTAGCTTGCCAAAATGTTCCATTATAAGTCCAAGATTTATACCCTGAAGTATAAACCTGACCTAAGTATGGAGAATTTGGAAAATCTATTGCCATAAAAACATTACCTTTTTAATTATTTATTATCATGAAGCAAAGTTAGGATAAGAAACACCAGCATTTCCCCATACTATTCTAACAGCACCTTGTGCACCATTACCAGCATTAGCTGATCCTGTCTCAAAAGTACAGCCGCCGCCTCCAGCTCCATAAAGACCGCCTGAACCACCTGAGCCAGTAATACCATCATTAGAGTTACCATCATAACCTCCGCCAGTACCGCCTCCACCGCCGTTTGCAGTACGAGAGCTGGTTCCTCCAGAAGATACACCTAAAATACTATTTGATGGAGAAGTTGCACCAAGTAGTCCAACTCCGCCCCCTCCAGATCCACCCCAATCTACGGATGAACCACCTGCACCCCCTCCTCCTCCAGAGCCTGCATTACCGGATCCATTAGCTACACTAGAACCTCCATTACCAGTATAACCTCCTGCACCTCCACCACCAGAAGATACATAATCACCAAGACCACTTACAGAAGCTCCGCTGCCTCCGTTACCACCACCAGTTCCAACATAACCGCCTCCTGTACCACCAGTATCACCGAATGCCGATTGACCGCCATTGCCTTGGACTGTAGTAGCAGAAACAAAATAACTATTAGATCCGTTAGAAGTAGGATTATCTGAAATTGCTCCACTTGTTCCTGCTAATCCTCCTGCACCAACGACTACTGTATAAGATAAACCTGGTATCACAGGAATATTATTTTTCCAACCAAGACCTCCCCCACCACCACCAGCTCCGCCAGTGTAACCATTATGCCCAGACCAACCTTTACTTCCAGCTCCACCACCACCAATACATACCGCACTTACTAATGATACTCCGGCTGGTGCAGTCCAAAGAAATGTACCAACTGTTGTAAATGTATTAGATCCGCCTATTGAACTAATACCTCCACCAAGTCCTGTTCCTTGCCCTACTAATAAATTTGATAACATTATGACAATCCGCCACCGGTAACCACATACAAGCTGCTATTTACACATAATATAGTCGCTACACCGTTAACTGATAGTGATCTGGTGCTTGTATTTGCAGTACCAACAAGATATAAAGTTACTCCAGAAATTGGTATAATATTAATAGAAGAGGTAGTATTACTATTATAAATTGAAACAGATTGACCGGCAGTAAATAAATTTAATGGTAAGGATACATTAGCAGAAATATTAATCAAAGATCCGTTATCTGTTGGTAAAAGTGTATATGTGGTACTAGGTGAATTAAGTTTTAAATTATAAGCAGATCCTGTGGAACCAGTAAAACCAGCTGAGCCAGTATACCCGCCAGCTGGACCTTGTTGACCTATTGAACCCGAATAACCATTAACCCCCGCTGATCCAGAATAACCTGTTGAACCAATAGAACCTGTAAATCCTGTAGTAGATCCAACAATACCTCTATATCCAATAGGTAATTCTGATGTAGGAGCCGTAAATGAGGTATAGTATACTGCTTTACCTAATGTAAATCTAAAATCATCAATATACCCTTGAAACGGATTAGCATCAAAAGTAGAAGCAATATAATATGTTTTATTTGTTAAAGATGTATTGAATGATAATGGGTTGGTTATAGATGCCCCATTTACATAGATTGTTAAACCTCCAGATACTCTCTCTAAAGCAATATGACTCCATGAATTTAATGTAATGCCGTAATTGCTAAGAGAAAAAATATAATTATTTGCTCCGTTTTTTAATACCATATTGGTATTCGTGTCGAATACTAAACCAAAACCTAAAGTATCAAGAGCACTTGTTCTTGAATCAAAAATACCTGGATTAGTAACGTTGTTAAATGATGTAGGATACATCCAAAATTCAATGGTAAAATCAGAATACCCTATAGGTGAATTTAATGTATTTGTAATTTGAAAATAGTTATTAGATGCTCCACCTGAAGAGGCGAACGAAGTATTACCATATTTTACTATTGTATTTTTAAGTGTTCCATTTATAAATGTTATAGGTTTACCACCATCAGTACCGGCATAATCAAGAGTTGTAGTTGATCCATTAACACCATTAAACGTAAGTCTTGAAACTCTGTATGGAAAATCTACATCATTAATGCTAGCTACACCTACTGACCCCACATAACCAATAGAGCCAGAATATCCAATAATACCTTGAGATCCAGTATATCCAATAATACCTTGAGATCCAGAGTACCCTATACCTGTTGTAGGGCCTGTAATTTGTAAATATGTATCAGTGGAGCCGGTTGCATAAGCTACACCTGTTGCTAAAATAAATGCATATAATTCAATATAATCTGTAGTACCGTTAAGGTAAACATAGGCTGATCCCGCATGAGCTAATGTTGAATAGATAGAATCAGCACTCAATGATTTTTCTAGCACACCATTTTTGTATATACCAATAGTTTCTATTGATCCTGCTGTAGCTAATTTAACTCTAGCATTTACTAGATAAAATCCGCTTACATTTGGCTTAAACCATAGATTGGTTGTATCCCACCAAGATGAGGTATCATTTTGAACTGTATCAAGAGGTACTTTTCTCCAACCAGCACTTGTAGTATATGATGTATTATTAACAAAAATTATTGAAGTATTAGAGGGTGTACTTGAACCTATTGACCCTGTATATCCTACTGGCCCTTGATAGCCTGCACCTGCAGAACCGGTATAACCAGCAGAACCAACGTAACCTTGAATACCTGATGACGATAAATCAACCCATTGATATGAGTTACCGTCGTAAATCCAAATTAATTCAGTACCATAATTAGTATTATACCAACGATCACCTACATTAGGATTTGATGGAGCTGTACCACTAGAAGTAAATGGGTACGAGGAACCTCCACTACCAGCATAAGAACTCCAATATACACCTGTACCGTTAGATGTTAGTACTTGTGTGCCGCCTATAGAACCGGTTGATCCGCCCGCTGTAATAGCACCAGTAATTACTAAATTAGATACAGCTATGGATTGACCGTTTGCAAAACCATTGCCCCAATACGTAGAAGTGCCATTGGACGTTAATATTTGTCCATTAGAGCTCGTAGATACATCTATTTGGTTTAATTGAATTTGCTGAACAGACATTTATATTCCATATTTTATAATATTTATTGTTAGTATTTTGTTGTAGCAATTTGATAACCAAAATCCGGATGTGTAAGAAAAGGATCTACAAACACATCAGAAGTTAAAGTAATTGGAGGTTTTGTAAGCGACGGTGAACCAAAGAATGAAACAACATTAGCTGCATATGTATTAGAAGTAGAATCTAAAGTTAAGACCGATGATACATTAAAATTAGCATTGCTTGCTAAACTAAAAATTTCTGTATTTGTAAGCTGTCTTGAAAAAAATGCAACGTGTCCTATATCCATTCTATTAGATAGAACGTTTGTATCACCCGTTGCTCCTAGATTAATTGTAGCGTTAGCACCACCTGTAGTTTCTGTAGTGTATGTATTAGTTTGTAGAGGAGTAAATCCTCCTAATCTTAATGTAGTATTATAAGCAACTAAATTTGAATTAAACACATACAATTTAACAAATTTACTTGCAGTATTTTTTACAAGCATAACATAATTAATTCTGTTTAATTCATCATAAGCAGTAAACGGTAATGTTGAGTTAACTTTTGCACCATTCTGTGTATTATATACAAACCCGTTAGCAGTTCTATAATACAAGTCTGCTTGAAAATTAGCATTCGCGTTACCGCCTGATGCTCCTACAGAAAATATATGTGTATTATTTACTGAGGTATTAGGGTATAATTTTACTATAGCGGTAATAGTATAATCACCGGTTAGAGGCACAGAAAACCCGGATAAATTGCCTTGTGCTTTAGAAGAAAAATTGGTTGTATTAGAATCGAGATATAAAAATGAAGTGGGATCACTTGCTATTAAAGTGTTAGCGCCTAATGTATATGTTCCTGATAGTGTAAGGTTGGCTTTGGCGCTACCATAATCAGTGATAGTAGACCCGGTTACTTCATTACACACGTAATAAAGAGTTGGTGAAAGTGATAGTATTGTAGTGTAAAGATTTGCGCTACTAGCCATTAACTTGTTCCTATGGCTATACCAGCATTTCCAGTATTAATAAACGTATAAGTAGCGCCGTTTATGTAAACTTGATCACCACTGATACCTGTATTGGCATTCATCCAATATATAGGAGTTACACCGCTTATCATTTGTAAAGGGTAACCAAGTTCAACCATACTAAACATAACCGGGCCTGATACACTCTTACCTATACCAGATGTACTGATTGTATTACGTCTATATAATGATGGTTCAACTTGATATAATGTAAATAAATTAACGTTATTTTTTGTATTTAAATTATAATTTCCAACATATCCACTTGTATTGGCATTGTATGTATCAAAAGCAATTGCAAAATTATAAAAAGTAGATTGTGTTACTGCTGCAATTGTGGCACCCGGTGAAACTGCAGATGTGATTGTATTAGTAGAAAATTGTCCATATTGAATAAAAGGTGCTTTACCATAATAGGTGTGCATATCTGTACTTGTGGCTTCCCACACACCCATCATAGAGTTGCCTTCTGCAACAATTGTAATATGTCTCGGATTAGCTATTAAATGAATAACGATGTTGTTAGCATATATGCCAATATTAGCACCGGTTCCACCAGTACCTGCTAATGTTGTACCTATTCTGCCACCTTCGTTTGTAATAAACCCATTAGATGCAGCATTGGTTGCGCCTGTTAACCAAAAATTAGGAGCTGTATTAGGCGAAGTAGTAGGCACGCAACCTTGTGTTAATACTGCATATTTGTTTTTACCATTTAAAGCTGGTGCATAAAATGCATAGTTAACAAAGTTTGTAGAATTTGAAGTTGTAGTATTAGCAATATCATTTAAATTTGTACTAATACTTGGCACATCATTAGCATAATTGCTTCCTACATATGTCCACCCTGCAGGTGTCGCATCAACTATAACTGATAATGTATTGCTAAATGCATAAAGGTTTGCTAAACTAGGATTAGGGCTAGTAAGTAATCTACCAATATCACGCATTACATTTTGATTATTTAATGCATTAGCGCCTGAAATTAATTTTGCATACATTACTTTACCTCAGTTCGTTAACATAGCAACGCCGAAACCAGATCCAGCATTAAAGTATGTATATGTAACACCGTTAATTACTAACGGGTCACCAGAGTTGCCTATAAAAGGATTAGTATAATAAATTGGTGTAACACCGGTTACCAGTTGAGGAGGATAACCAAGTTCAGTAAGAGCATACCAGATTGGAGTAACCATAGCTTTACCGATACCAGTATTACTTACAGTTTTAAGTCTATATCCTGGACCAAATAGCTGATAAAAATTACCTGAATTTCTAGGATGTACTGAGTATGTAGGGTTATAAGTGTTATTGAAAGGGCTATAATGATTAACTACAGTTCCCCAGTTTGTAGCAGCTAAAACAGAAGCAGTAAAATAATTATTAGGATTTAAATAAGCTGTATATGTAGTAGTTGTAGAATCAGCCTGTTCGTATTGAACATAAGGTGCTGTATTATAGTAAATATGCGCTTCTGTTGCAGATGATTCCCATATGCCATGAATACCTTTACCTTCAACTACTATGGTGACATGTCTTGGGTTAGAAACTACATGTAATGTAGTACCAGGATTAGTAAGATCTATGCTTACGTTAATAACGTTAGCAGTTATAGTGCTTGTAGTGTATACTCTTCCGCTTTCGTTCAACATTTGGCCGTTTGAATAACCGGTTTGCCCAATACTTGTGCTAATATAAGGTGTTAATGAATATTGTGATCCCATAGTAAAAGCAGCATATTTGTTTACCGGTACTGAAGCACAAGGGGCTGAGATAATAAAATTAGTGTTAGATAAACCGCCATTGTTAATACCAGCGAATGGCTGACTTAAATTTGGAACTTCACCTGGAACGTTACTACCAATATATGACCAACCTGCAGGTGTAGAATCAACAATAATAGATAATGTGTTACTAAAAGCTTCTAGGTTAGCAGTAGATGGGTTGTTGCTAGTTAATAGTCTGACGATATCTCTCATAAAAAGTGTGCCGTCAGATACTCCGTTAGGTGAAACTAATTTAGCATACATTTTTTAACCACCGTAATAATAAAGGGTTGTTTTTAAACCAGAACCAGGCACAGTATTACCTACTTGAACTACATCTACATATACTGTTTCATTTGCATTAATATTATAATTAACAACCGAAGAAGAAAAGATATTGTTAGAAGTAATTGCAGTGTTTCCGTATGTTGTTGTAATGCCGGTATTTGAAATTGATCTTACTTTTATTATAATAGCATTACCAGAATAAGAAGTATTAACTGGATAAACTGATGCATTAGAGACTGTAGAATTTGCCTTCATACATTCCATATCAATTTGTGTAATTTTAGTATTACTATATACTTTCCAGCCTTTAGTGGCTGTAATAGTTTGAACTGAAATACCAGCTTCTTTTATTATAATAGGTAATGTTCTACTTGCATTTCTTAATAAGTAAGATGCAGCATTTGCAGATGAAGTTGTAACAACACCGGTAAGCACTGAGCTAGTTGTATTATCTATTATTAATGATCTGGTTCTTGATGTAGTCATTAATAAGGTACCTCTACTGTAGTTACTAATGCAACCCAGTTAACATTATAACCTGTATTTGCTGTAGCAAATATATTTATTGTATCAGCAGCATTATTTGCTCTTGCATCTACAGAGAATCCTACAACATCTCTAGCTATAATTAATTCATATAGATTACCCACGTCAGTTGTTGTGCCGTTTTGATTATCAACAACGCCTTTAATTTGAATAGCTGTTCTGTAATTAATAGTTTGAGTAGCAGAATCTTTACCGCGACCGACAATATCTGCAGTATAATAAATTGTTGTGTTACCCGGTACCGGTATACTATTTGTACCGTCAGTAGTCAATATAGTTTCTGAAGCTGTATTGTACGTATTGCCATATAGCACATATTGTCTAGATACTGAACCAGAAGTAGTATTACCAATTGTTAGGTTAGCAACTGCAATACTTTGACCATTTGAGAATGAACCGCCTACACCTCCAGTACCATTTTCAAAATTACGTATTTCTATAACGCTATTATTTGAAGGGATAGAAGTAAAAGTAAGATTAGTAGATGCAATTGTATAATGTGTTACTGGTACTTGTAAAATACCGTTTATACTTACAATAGCGTTGTTTTGATTTTTAATAGAACTAGTAATAGTGAATGAAGATCTATTACCATCACCGGTAAATGATTGAGAGATTGCGTTTGCTGTTCCAGCTGAACCTGTATAACCAATACTTGAACCTCCAAATGAAAGAGTATTCAAGTAGTTATTAGATACAATATTATTCGTAATATAGCTATTTGAAGTTCCAGATGCAACTGTTTGAATATAACTATTAGAAACATAAGTTGCTGTATTATAGGAATTAGAGCCTATATTGTTAGTTACATAATTATTTGAAACACCCGTTGCTGCAGATTGAAAATAATCATTTGATAAGAACGTATATGGTGTAGACCAAAAAGCACCATTACCATTAGATGATAAAATATAACCAGCAACACCATTAGTACCGTTTGCACTAATAGCACCGTTTACTACTAAGTTTTGTACTTGTAATGATTGACCGTTTGCAAAACCTGCAGAACCAGTGTAGCCAACAGAACCGTTATAGCCTATAACACCATTAGTACCTTGTGAACCTGTATATCCAGTAGAACCTGCATAACCTGAACCTATAGATCCAGTATAACCTATTATCCCTTGATTACCAGAAGATCCGGTAAACCCAGTAGTACTTCCAATTATATTATATTGAGATAAAGGATATGCACTTACTGAAGGTGTAAAATTACCATTATAGACTGCAATACCTGACGTAATTCTAAAATTGTCAATATAACCAGCCATTGAATAACCATCAAACGTACTACCAATCCATAACGTTGTTCTATCGTATAAAGTAGAGTCTGATATAGTGCCTACGCTTGTACCGTTAACATAAATTGTAATTACTGAATTAACACGCTCAATAGTTAAATGGGTCCAAGTATTTACAGTTATACCTATTGTTGATAAACTAAAATTATGATCTGTACCGGCTATTCTAACATTCAAATTAGTACCTGAGGTAAAAAATACCCCTATACCGTTAGTATCTGTACCTGTATTTCTAGTATCCCAAATGCCAGGGTATGTTGTATTGTTAAATGCTGTTGGGTAAATCCAGCATTCTACAGTAAAATTACCACCGCCTAAACTATCAAAATTAACATCACTTAATTTTTGATTACCGCTACCTGATGTTGATCCTAAGTAAAGTGATGTTGAACCAACTTTTACTTGAGTAGAAGATAATGAAGCGCCACCAGTAAGAGGGTATGAAAATCCGTGTCTATATTCATAAGCTAATGTACTACCTGCAGTTCCTTCAAAATCAAATATTGCAGTTCTTGATTGCCAATTAGAATCATTAAGTGCTGCAATACCAATTGAACCAGTATACCCACTACCACCAATAGATCCAGTATATCCAGCACCAGTAGATCCTGTATAACCTATACCAATTGAACCATTATACCCAGAAGCACCAATTGAACCTGTGTATCCAGTAGAGCCTGTATAACCTATACCAATTGAACCGGTATAACCTCTTACTCCAAGTGTTTGAATATATGCATTAGAAGCATATGTAGCACTGTTGTATGAATTAGATGCAAGTATGTTTCCTGATACAAACACACCATTATTAGATACTTGAGTATTTACAGTTGAATTACCAACAGATAAAATACCAATACCAATATTTAAAGAATCAGCATTTAATGTTGAAGTTACTATTGCTGTTGCATTAATTGAATTTGCTGATACTGTGTTAGCAATAGATTCGGATGCCCAATATACACCACCTACTGAATTAGATACTAAGAACTGATCTGCAGTACCTGCAGCATTATTAGCATAAAGATAATTTGTATAGATAGCAGGTGTATTAAGAATACCATTTTGAATACTACCAGCAATAGTCAGTACACCCGTAGATAGTGAAATAGAATCTATAGCAAGTGTGGGTGTACCATTAGTTGTTACAGATCTACTCTTACCGCTTACATCTGTAAATGTAGAGCTCTGTAATGAGAGTAGTTGTGTGCCGCTAATAGGTGTTAACTGCTGTGTTGGTGGTACAAAACCAAGTATATTATAAATTGGACGCCCGGTTACTACTCTAAAGTTAGAGAATGTTGCATCACCGGTTAACTTAGTCCAGCCGCCTGCCCATGTACCTGTTGCAGTATAAGCACTATATCCACCTGGGGTATTAAGACTTTTTACATTACCGTTTATAGCAACATATGTTTGTCCATTATAACCAATATAGGCAAAGTGATACCATACGTTACTTTGTAGATTCCATCCAGTAGTTGTATCTGAATGGTAACCAGAATTGTAAATAGAAATTGCTGATGTATTGGCTGACCAACCTAATGTGCCTGCATTTGTAGCACCAAATGCTTGTTGAGCACCAGTTGATATAGAGTTAAACTTAACAAAAAATTCTACTGTATACCCAACACCAACACCACTATTAAGGGCAACACCTGCAAAATTAACTGCTTTAGGAGTTGCAGAATCTAATAGAGTTGAATAGGTGTTAAATGGTGTGCTTTGATCTGATGTAAAGTAAGCTGTTTGAATACTTGCTATTGATGTAGTAACTGCAGTATTTGTAATCTGTGTATTTACTGTTGAATTACCTATAGTAAGCCAACCAGCTCCAATATTCATAGAATCAGCAGCTAATGTACCTGCTGTAATTGTCTGCGCTTGTAGAGTAGCTACAGCATTAGACCAATACATTCCGTTGCCATTAGAAGTAAGAACACTTCCAGCTGCACCTACTGAACCATTAGCAGTAATAGAAAGAACAACTATAGATGAATTGGTAACCTGAGTGTTAACTGTTGAATTTCCTACAGTCAAGAAACCTTTACCGATATTCATAGAATCTGCTGCTAATGTACCTGTTGTAATATCATTAGCAATAACACTATTAAGTGAGTTGGACCAGAATATACCACCAGTAGAATTGGAAGTAAGTACTTGTCCGTTTCCTCCATAAACACCATTTGCAGAAAGATATAGAATGTTTGCAGAAGATGTTCTAATAGATGTATTAGTTACAACTGTATTAACTGTTGCATTACCTACAGTAAGATAACCAACACCTATGTTAATAGAATCAGCAGCTAAAGTAGATGTAACAACTGTATTAGCAGTAACGGAATTGCCTACTTGATCTGTTGTCCAGTAAATTCCACCAGCACCATTTGATGCTAATACTTGACCTCTAGTACCTGTACTACCGTTAGCTGAAAGATATCCGTTTATGGTAACGTTACCAGCTACTATATCTTGACCAGATGCAAATGTACCTGTTGAACCTGTATAACCTATACCAATAGAACCGGTGTATCCAATGTTACCTTGGTTACCCTGTGAACCAGTATAACCAGTAGTACCTGTTGCGCCAATAGAACCTGTATAACCTGCAGCACCTGTTTGACCAGTAGATCCAATATAACCAGCGACACCTTGAATGCCCTGAGAACCAGTATAACCCATATTACCGGTAGCACCAATAGAACCTGTATATCCACTTGCACCTATTGAACCTGTATAACCATTGTTACCTTGTGCACCCTGCGATCCAGTGTAACCTGCAATACCTTGAGAACCAGTTGATCCAGTATAACCTATGTTACCTTGAGTTCCTTGAGAACCAGTATAGCCGATATTTCCTTGTGATCCAGTATATCCAATAGTACCCTGTGATCCTACAAACCCTGTTGTACCTTGTGAACCAGTATAACCTACATCACCTCTATCACCAGTTACTGCAAATGTTAAAATAACATTCTGGCTGGCGTTAAATGATGTAGCACCGGAAAGATAAGATACTGGAACAGTAAGATATGGTGCTGAATAGGAGTGTGATCCTGTAATAGCAAACATTGCGTAATCAGCATTGTTTGCAGAATCTTTGATCATAAAATGACCCTTAATAGATGATGTAGATGCATCTATTGTTAATAGGAAGTTAAATGTATTACTTCCATAATTGTCATTTTGATTAATATAAAGATAAGAAGCAGAAGAAAGATTAGTGTTGTTAAATGCAACTTGACCCGTACCAGGATTAGCAGCCGATGTTGATGTATTAAAGATATAATCTACTGTCTCTCCACCAAAGTTACCTTGAGGTCCTTGAGGTCCTATAGAACCAGTATAACCTTGTGATCCAGTTGATCCTGTAAATCCGTTTGATCCATTATAGCCGTTTGTACCTGCAGAACCTGTATAACCTTGAATTCCTTGTGATCCAGTAAATCCTGCAGAACCATTATAACCATCAACACCGTTTGTACCATTAGTACCAGCTGAACCAGCATAACCTTGAGTACCTTGATCACCTTTTGAACCAGTATATCCGGTATTACCAGTAGTACCTATTGACCCAGTATACCCGTTATTGCCTTGATCACCTTTAGATCCTGTATAGCCTGTGTTACCTTGGTTACCTTGTGAGCCTGTATAACCTGTGTTACCAGTAGCACCAATAGAGCCTTGATAACCTGCAGATCCACTATAACCTATGCTACCTTGAATACCTTGAGAACCCTGTGAACCGGTATACCCACTATCACCCTTAGAACCAGTATATCCAATATTACCTTGTGATCCTGTATCACCTTTAGAGCCGGTATAACCAAAATCACCTTGGAAACCTTGTGATCCAGTAAACCCTGTTGTACCTGTTTGTCCTGTAGAACCAGTGTAACCTGAATTGCCTTGGATACCTTGTGAACCTGTATACCCTGTGGTACCTGTGGCGCCTATTGATCCGGTAAACCCTGCATTTCCTTGCGAGCCAGTGTAACCTGATACCCCTTGAGCACCTTTAGATCCGGTATACCCATCATTACCTTGTGTACCTTGTGATCCTGTAAACCCTGTAACACCTACTGAACCAGTATATCCAATATTACCTTGAATACCTTGGTTACCTTGTGAGCCAGTATAACCTGTTAAACCAAAAGATCCTGTATAACCAGTAAGACCAAATGAACCAGTATAGCCTGTTAAACCAAAAGAACCGGTATAGCCGGTAAGACCAAATGATCCACCATAACCAATTGAACCGGTATAACCTGTAAGACCAAATGATCCAGTATATCCTGTTAAACCAAATGAACCACCAAAACCAGTTGATCCAGTATAACCAGAATCACCTTTAGATCCTGTATAGCCTATAACACCCTGTGAACCAGTATAGCCTATAACACCCTGTGAACCAGTATAACCAGTTAAACCAAATGAACCTGTATAACCGGTTGAACCAATAGATCCAGTATAACCAGTAGCACCTGTTGCACCATAAACAACAGAAAGGAACAATGATGTTGATTGACTAAAATTAGTATCACCAGTTCCAGCGGCAGATACAAGAGAAACTGGAACAAACCAGTAACTATTAGAAGTACCGGGATTATAATTTTTAGGAGTTGCTGTAATTAAGAAGTGCTGATTGTTTTCAGAACTTGTAATATCTTGAATAATAAGTGGTTGTTGATTAGCAAGTAATCCAAGATAAAGATCAATATCAACTGGTACTGCATCTGATGTATAATGACTTACATAAAGGCCGGTTGCTGATATTTGAGAAGGACTATTATATGTAAAATAACCAGAACCAGGATATGCATTAGCAGTACTTGTTGTATTTGCATGGTAAGAGAATGTAGTTGTAGAAGAACCTGAAGGACCAGTATCACCCTTTGATCCTGTATAACCTAAAGAACCTACGTAGCCAATACCTGCAGATCCAGCAAAACCTACAGATCCAAGATAGCCAGAAGAACCAAAATAACCTGAAGAACCTTGAAATCCTAATGAACCTTGATAACCGAGCGCGCCAACTGAAACCCACTCAGCACCATTAAACACCCAGTTTCTACCACCGGTTGTTGCTGTCTGACCTTGATATGGATTTGAAGGAAAACTTAATGCCATGTATTGATTACTTTATATAATTACATTATTAATATTTATTGGTGCCATTTTATGCCCATGTCCCAGTCACTGAATTTGACTTATTATCATCACCTAGCAATTCTAATGTAACCGATGAAAGGGCAAGTAATGTAAGTGATGTAGGTGAGTGATCTGAATCGTATTGGGGTATTAAAGTACCACCATTTGCAACATTAATCACACCTTGTACATTGAAAATTAAATATGTCTTGTTAAAGTTAGTTACAGGATTAGATGATGAATTTGCAGTAAACCCGCTTGTTAATCTAAATGCTTGATAATCAGCAGCAGAGCCTGATACTGTTTCTGTAGCACTAACTAGAGTAGATGTTTGATAGTATACACTAGATAAGTTTGCAGTGCCACCAAAACCAAATCCCATATTACCTGCACCTGCAGGACCACCACCAGTATATGTCATTGAACCTGACATAGAAATAGCATATCTAGAATTATTAGCAACTTGAACACCAACTCCAAATAAACTTTGCGCAGATGTAGAAGTAGCATTTAATGATAGATTAGCACCTAAAGCAAAATGTTGATTGGTCCATTGCCAATAAACATTACCAGTAGCATCACTTGACATTAATACTTGTTTAGGACTGCCTAATGATCCATTAGCACTTATGTAATTTGTAAACACAGTATTTGTGGTTACTGATGATGAAGTGATAGTTGTGTTCTGTGTACCATATCCCGCAATATATGAATTTGATGTCATACCAATTGCAGTAACTGTAGCAACTTCACTAATAACATTTGATCCAAGTGGTGTTGTCCATAATGCAATTACAGAACCTGTTTGAACATCTGAAAAGCTGTCAATTGATCTGAAATCAATACGTGCTGAACCCTGACCACCAAAACCAGTTGTCCTATAACCATTACCAGAAATACGAAGAATAATATCATTGGCTTGAAGACCAGTTGGATTAGAAATTGTTCCTCTTGCAGTACGAGCAGCAATACTGATATATGTACCATTGCCATACGAGTCAAAAACAGTTCTGTTAGAAACATTGGCTGAATTAATAGTGTAAATTGTTGTGCCATTATAGGTGAACGGTTGAGGAGTTCCTAATTGACTTTGAATTGTAAATGGCGCTGTGTTTGTTTGAGCAATTGGATTGATAATCTGAAGATTATTTTGAATAGTAGTCAGACCAGTATTGCTTACAAAGAATGCAGTCTGCGCAGAATTAGCAACAGCATTACCAATACCCATATTTGAATTGAAGTAAAGAAGCTGTTGAGTATTTGCTAATTTAACTTGATAGTTTTGAAGAATAATACCACCAGCATTGAATCCTGCATTAGGATTAAATTGTGTGTTAGATCCTGTTCCTGATGTAATATAGAAAATACTATTTGCAACAGAAAGAACCTGAGTGGTATTTGTCAATACATCAGTAAACGTAACTGAGTTAGAACCAAGATAAAGTGAAGCCCAAGAGAATGTTGAATTACCTAGTGTAAACACATTTGATTGTGAAGGAATAATGTTGGAAGGAACAGCTAATAGATTAGCTTGAATGCCCTGTGATCCAGTATAGCCAATTGCAACAGAGGCACCAGATGATCCTGTATAACCAGTAGCCCCAGTTGGACCAAAACCACCACCATTAATACCAATCCATGTATTAGCTGGTTCATAAAATGCATTAAAGATAGCATTATTAGTATCGAACCACAGCAGGCCAGTGTATGTGGGAGACGGGGGAGTATCACCAAATACAACGTTGGCCTGCTGTGTGTCACCTTTAGATCCTGAATATCCGGTAGAACCTAAATATCCAACACCTATTGAGCCTGTATAACCAATAGAACCAATATAACCAGTTACACCTTGTGAACCAGTATAACCTAAATCACCTTTAGAACCTGTGTATCCAAGGCTACCTAATGAACCAGTATAACCAATAACACCTTGAATACCTTGTGATCCGGTTGATCCAACATAACCGGTTGCACCTATAGAACCAATAAACCCAGTAGTTCCTTGATCACCTTTAGAACCGGTATAGCCATCGACACCTTGGATACCCTGAGAGCCGGTGTATCCAGAAGCACCAATTGATCCTGTATAACCTGTAGCGCCTTGATCACCTTTGGATCCTACAAAGCCAGTGTTACCTTGTGTACCCTGAGATCCGGTGTAACCATTATTACCTTGGTCACCTTTAGATCCGGTATAGCCTGTAAAGCCTTGTGAACCAATTGAACCTACGTAACCAGTATCGCCTTGAGAACCTGTAGATCCTACGTAGCCTAAGTCACCTTGGTTACCTTTAGAGCCAGTATAACCTGTAGTACCTTGTGAGCCAACCGAACCTACATAACCGGTGGCACCAATAGAACCTGTGTAACCAATATTACCCTGATCACCTTTAGAACCAGTATAACCCATGTTACCAGTTGCACCAATAGAACCGGTATAGCCTGTTAAACCGATAGATCCAGTATATCCTATATCACCAGTTGAACCAACATAACCAATATTACCTTGAGAACCAGTATATCCAATATCACCTTTAGACCCTGTGTAACCAGTATTACCTAAAGAACCAGTATAACCTATATCACCTTGAGAGCCTGTATAACCTATTACACCCTGTGAACCAACGTATCCAGTATCACCTTTAGAACCTGTATAACCAAAATCGCCTCTATCACCAGTTACTGCAAATGTTAAAATAACATTTTGACTTGGTGCAAATGAAGTTGCAGAGCCAGAAAGATAAGAAACTGGAATAGTTAGATAAGGGTATGAATAAGAGTGGTTGCCTGTAATAGCAAACATAGAATAGTCTGCATTATTAGCACTATCTTTAACAAGAAAATGACCTTTAATTGATGATGTAGATGCATCAATAGTCAATAAGAAGTTATAGGCATTAGCACCATAATTATCGTTCTGGTTAATATAAAGATATGAAGCAGAAGATAAATCTGCATTATTAAATTTAACATGACCAGTACCAGGATTAGAATTATCAACAGCGGTATTAAAGATATAGTCTACTGTTTCACCACCAAAGTTGCCTTGTGGTCCTTGGGGGCCGATAGAACCTACGTAACCAATATCACCTTTAGAACCAACATACCCTAATGAACCAGTGTAGCCTATGTTACCTTGAGAACCAGTATATCCGATATCTCCCTGTGATCCAGTGTAACCTTTGTCACCTTGTGAGCCTGAATATCCAATATTACCTTGAGAACCAGTATAACCAATATCTCCTTTAGAACCGGTATAACCAGTAAATCCTTGATCACCTTGTGACCCGGTATAACCTACATTACCAGTAGCACCAATAGAACCTACGTAACCTGTTACACCTTGAGAACCAGTGTACCCATCAACACCCTGATTACCTCTAGAACCAACATATCCTGTTAGACCTGTTGCACCTATAGATCCTGTATAGCCGTTATTTCCTTGATCACCTTTGGAACCTGTATAACCAGCATTACCCTGATCACCTTTAGATCCAGTATAACCTACATTACCAGTTGCACCAATAGAACCTATATAACCAGATGCTCCTTGAATACCTTGTGAACCAGTATATCCGATATCACCTTGTGATCCTGTATAGCCTGTTAATGAAGCAGCAGATGACCAATATGCTTTTGATCCACTAGAAACTAATATTTGTCCAGGTGTACCAAAAGAACCGTTTGCATTAATACCATAAACAAATATATTTGCAAATGTTGAATTACCAGTAACTGTAATATTAGTAACATTAGCAGTATTAATAAAAGCTGTATTGGTTGTAGATGTATTAACATTAGCAGTATTAATAATAGCAGTATTCGTAGTAGACGAATTTACGTTGGCAGTATTAATAATAGCTGTATTGGTGCTAGATGTATTAATATTAGCGGTTGAAATAGTAGCTGTATTAGTAGATAAAGATGAAGTAGTAGATGCTGCCTGACCTGTCTTTGTCCAAGTATTTTGAGCAGCATTAAAGATCCAACTGAAACCACCGGTTGTTACTGTATCACCATTAGCCCATGGAGGAGGTGGAAATTGAGGGAGTGTTCCGTATGCTGTTGCCATTTAATTATGATCCTGTATACGGAAGAAAGTCATACCAGGAACCATACCCTGGATATTGTGGAAATAATTCTACCCACATATATGGTTTTTGTGCATTAGTATCAAACCATATATCACCAACTAAATTATTACCCGATGGGCTTGTATCACTGCCAGTATATCTTGTATGCCAATATGCACCCATGCTATTAGTCACAAGTATTTGACCAACGGAACCGATGCTTCCGTTGGCTATTAATGCGTTGATTGTAAGATTTGCTGATACATTCAGATTGGTATTATTGGCACCAATTTCAAATACTTTGCTGCCGTCTGAGGAATATAAAATTCCATCAGCCATATTTAAGGCCAACTCACCAATTGTTAAATTTGATAAGGTTGGTACACGCCCTGGAACGGACGTACGCTTAATCTGAATTAAATTACCAGCCATATGGCCCTCTTACAAACAGTATATACTGTAAGACTAAAATTATAAATTAAAACTCATTATCACTTTTTTTAGATTTAGAATCAACTTTATTTAAAGCTTCATCTAAACTTTCTTGAAGTTCTTTTACTCTACTATTTAGTGAGTCATTTAACTTCGCGTAGTAAGTGATCTGAGCTGACTGAAGAATGTTTGTCTTAGTCAGCTCAGATACTGAGTTTGTTAATTTCTCTACATATAAATTAAAAAGTTCCGCTTGATCCATAATATAAATTCCTTTTATTTATTATGAGAATGTTCCACCATCGATAGAAGCCCAAGAAACGCCGCCCATACCGTCTGTTTGTAATACGTATCCGCTGTTTGATCCAGAAGATAGTTTAGTTAAGCCAGTTGTGGCATTACCAAGTAGCAAGTCACCATCTGCATATGAATTAAATCCAGTACCACCAGAATCATATGCAAGAGGAGTAGTTAATGATAATGTATTTGCAACAAAGTGTACTTCTAGTGTATTATTAGCAGTAATATTTAATACTGTACCGTTAGATGCTAATGCACCAGAAAGTAAGTATGCTTGTAAAGTTGCAGTTGTTGTTTCATTGAAATTTACAAGTGGATTTGGATCATTATCAAGATGTTGGAATAGCTTGTAGATCTTGTCTGATGCATCTCTTACTAGACCAGTATACTGTACATTTACACCATCATAGTAGTCTGCAAAGAAACCAATATCAAGAACGTCTGATACATGGTTATTTGTACCAAGATGTAGTAATGGATCACTTACTTGGATAGATTCAATGTTAGAAGAAATTACGTTACCAGTAACAAGAAGGTTACCACCAACTACTAAGTCGTGATAAATTGTTGCATTATTACCAGTAATAGATGTGTTAGAAACGATACTTGTAAAGTTACCAGTTTTGAATGTAACATCAGCAGTTGTTTCAACGTTCTGACCAATGTAAATACCATCCATACCAAGATGAATGCCATTACCTGATGCAATCTTAACACGGATAGTTGGAGCAGTTGCTGATCCATCTACTACTATTGAATAGTCAGAATTGGATATAGAACCTACTAGATTGTTATATGCCCATGAAGTGGCGTTGCTGTAAGCATCGCTAGCTTTCATATCTGCATAGCTGCTAGCCCAAGCAGTAGCATTTGTGTAGGCATCGCCTGCCTTCATATCAGCATAATTGCCTGCCCAGTTTGTAGCATTAGCATATGCATTTTGTGCATAAACTACAGCATTAGCAAATGCACTACCAGCAACCATATCAGCATAATTCTTAGACCATGCTGTTGAGTTTGCATATGCATCGCCTGCTTTCATGTCAGCATAATTGGCAGCCCATGAAGTAGCATTAGTATAAGCAGCATCTGATCTTAATACTGAGTTAGCAAAAGCAGCTGCAGCAGCTTGATCAGCATAGTTTGCAGCATTAGCAAATGCGTTACCAGCTTTCATATCTGCATATTGAGCAGCCCAAGCAGTTGCGTTTGTATAAGCTGCGTTTGTTCTTAATACTGAGTTAGCAAAAGCAGAAGCAGCTGCTGCATACGCATAGTTATTAGCTGTATCATAGATGTTAGAAAGAGTTTGTCCACCTAATTTTGCAGCATTAACTGATGTTAAGCCATAACCATTACCTGATAGAATGCCTGAACCAACATAAAGGTTATCAATGGTAACGTTAGCACCAGAGAAATATAAGTTACCAGAAAGAGTTCTTGAATCTGTATTTTGGACATATTCTGGTCCAACAGAAAGCATATTTGGGTCAACCCAGTATGTCTTACCTGAACCATCAACAGATAGCAAGTATCCAGCACCTGGACTATAAACGCCATTTGCTGTAATAGATGTTGCAATTAGATTACTTGTAACTACATAATCAATACCACCAGTGCTGTTAGCAACTAATGCTTGATTAGCAGTAAGATACCCAGGATTCTGTGTGCCACCAATAGCAGTAACAGTACCATAAGCACCAATATAAAGTTTACCTGTTGTATTTGACCAGGCTAATTCACCTACATTTAGCGTAGATGGCTTAGCTACTGTATTAGAACGTTTAATTTGAATTAAATTGCCTACAGCTGACATCTTGGACTCCCCGTCTCAATAGTTATTGTTATTATTAATAGTATTATATTTTGTATTTATAAAAAAAAGTATTTGTATTATGTAAAAGTACCGCCATCCATCACTGTATTAGAAAGTGAGGTATCTGAAACCGACACTGGTAAAACGAAATATCTATCATAATCTGCACGATATGTTAGTACAGAATTATTAGCTGGCTGTGCAGGAAGACCAGGAATTCCAGTAACATTGTTAGCATCTACGTCTGTTAAATTTGATAATTTAAATGAATTCCAAAATACTGTACTACCATTAGAAAATAATATTTGACCATTAGAACCACCAGATCCATTTGCAACAATAGTAGCTGTTGAAGCTATTACTATATTGCCATTAAATGTAGATGTACCAGAAAATGATCCGCTGGATACAGAGGTAGGTGAGAAATCAGACCAATTTCCTTCTGCATTAGGCATTGCACCTGTTGCAGGATCTCTAGATTGTCCAGAAAGTAGTACGTACTTATAGTAACCACCAGATGTTCTTGTAGCACCACCTGCAGAGTAACCGGTTTTTACATATGCAAGCATACCTTCTTGAAGACGCTGGCCAGGTATATCTGTAAGTCTATCATTTACATCCCCTGATACTTGTCTCAGACCGCCGCGTATTTCAGTATCAAGAACAATAGGAATTGTATTGGAAGCAGCGCTCCAAGTACCAGGCCATTGATTTCGAGTTAAACCACTATAATCGGTAGTCATTATGAGATACTCACATAAGTTGTACCTGGTTGAAGAGTAATGCCGTATAAGTTATATGACTCAGCATTATATCCTGGTAGAGGTGAATCTGGTTGTAATGCAACGGTACTTGTAACATAAGAAACACCACTTAACAATGCAGCACTTGCACCAGTTTGAAATGTTGTTGGCTGTGATGCTGATGCTCTTACTGCTAACCAAAATTCTTGAGGTGTGCCTTGAGAATTTGTTACGTTACCTGCAAAAGTCTTTTGTTGGTTACCTAATACGTTTACTGAACCTTTAAATCCAGTACCGCTTACTATGTCTGATCTTGCAGGCGGACTTGATGCACTTGAAGTAAATAGCCACACTGAAGGATATGTAAAGGATGCAGAAACAGCAGAAGATCCACTTAGTGTAGCAGTATAGCTTGTTCCAGTTACAGTAGAAGGCCTTGTAAATGTTGTTGTTACGCTAACTGATCTTGTAGTACCTGTATTATCTTTATGAATATTACTTGTAAAGTTTAATGTACCAGCCCCTGTTTCACTAGAAGGAGTTGCATTTGTACCTGTTACTGCATGTGAATAATTCGATGATGTTGTAATACCAGTTACGCTAATGCTATATGGTGTAGAAGCGTATGAACTAAGGAATGTAGAACCACTTAATGCAGTAGTAGAAACACTTAAAGTTGGTGTAGCCCAGTTAACACTAAATGATGCACTGGATGAATTATATTGAGAAGATGTACCGTTATTATTAGCAACAAAACTAACTGTACCAGATGCTGAACCACCGGTAATTGTAGAGCTTGAACTGTAAATATAACCAGAGCCTAATGTGAATGATTGAGACCAGCTAACACCACCTGCAGGTGTTGGTGATTTAGAACCAGCAGTAAATGTACTAAGAGAACTTACATTTCCTGTTACTGCAGTTATACTATAAACATTACTAATATATTCTGTTGTAAAATCTGAAGGATTAGTTACTGATACACTAAATCCAGTAGCAGGAACATCCCAGTTTAACGATGATCCTGGATTAATAGAAGCAGATAAACCTGGAGTAAAAGAAGCAAGTGTAAATTGTAGTGCTCCACCTACAAATGCAGTTGTTCTTACTGGATAAGTAATACCGTTTTCTTGAAACCCTGTAACACTTCTGTTAGAACCGCTTGTGGTAAAAACTAACGGTGAAGGATTAGATGGTGTAGCTATACCCCAATATACTGCGGTACCATTTGAAATAAGTGATTGACCAGCAGAACCTAATTGACCGTTAGCAACAATAGAAGATGTATTTGATAATACTATACTGCCAGTAAATATTGCAGTATTTGAAAATGTTACATTACCATTATATAATACGGATGATGTATCCGTAAATAATACATTACCGGTAAATGTGGTAGTATTAGCAAATGCAGCACTACCATAAAATAAATTTGTGCCATTTGATATTAAATAAGAGGTATTAGAAAACGTAACATTGGCATTAAATAATACATTACCATTTGAAGTAATGCTAGAAGTATTGGAAAACATAACATTAGCATCAAATGTTACGTTAGCATTAAATATAGTATCAGTTTCAGTTGTTACGTAGACATTAGCTGCAAGACCGCCGAGATATAATGCATTATTAGAGGTTGCATTATAAAATGTAGCATTTATAGTAGAAAAATACGATGAGTTGCCAACTTCTAACCCTAGGTCAGAATTAATAATTACGGCGCCAGTTATAGCGTCGATGTAAATAATAGAAATAAGATCTGCTAAGGACTGGTTACTGCGTATTGCCATAATTTTTCTTTAATATTATTGTATTTTATAGTTATTTATGAAAATGGCAAACAGTTAACCGCCGAGAGGTGATGTTGTATCACCACTTCCTGCACTAATAGTAGCTCCACAACCACAAACACTTCCAACTACTGCTACTACTGCACCCTCACATGTAAATTTATTAGAGCCTGTAGTTATGGATGTTATTCCATGACCAGGAATGGGACATGAATGTAAGTCGCCTATTCTAGCCACTAATATTCCATTTACTTTTGTTAACGATGCAGAGCTGATTATAGAACCACCATGATCACTAGGATCACCAAGTCTGGCAACTGCAGGCATTAATAATAGCTTTCAAAGTCTTCTTTAATTGCTCTAATATGATTAGCAATTTCTTCTGCATGAGGATGTAAAGCTTTTGGTAAAGCTGGTTTAATATCTTCACCAGCTCTTGCTTTTGCTCTCAATTTTGTACCTGACATTCCTTCAGTTCCTTCAGAATCCGGATCTCTTTGACCGGCAGAAACAACTTTTATTGAATCAAATTTATAGTGACCGTGCGGGCCTGTTTTACCATTATATTTGTTAATAAGTGACTCATATTCTCCAACACGATCAGAACCAGCAACCATTGTAAGATGTCTTACACCTTGTTTATGTAGTTTAGCTAGATGGTGTAGCAGTGTTGGTTCTTCTGGGGTTGTATGAGATACACGTGTACCTTTTGCAGCTACTTTCTTTATAAATTTAACTTTTTTAGAAAGCGGTAAAGGATTTTTACTTGTACCTTCAGAATGAGTAGTAACAACATGCGCTTCTGCACCTTGTTCTTTTGCTAGATCTTCTGTTTTATGAATTAATTTTTCATGGCCAATTGTAGGTGCATTAAATCTTCCATATGCCAAAACAACATGTTTATTTCTTTTCATTTCAGAAAGATAATTTAAAAATGTTTTCATTATTTTACCCAATCTTTTGGTTTATTAAAATTGGCTTGTGAAAATTCTGATCTATTAACCATTTTAATAATACGACCCTTATGTTTTACAACATAACCTTCAGGATCTGTTGGCTTATCTTCTATTGATTGTGACATAGGATTAGATGATTTTTGTGCTCTATGTAAACCTTTTGTAAGAATATCTTTTGCAGCTTGAATATGACTATGAATATCTAATGCAGCTTTAAAATGTTTTTCATGAACATCATGATAAGCCAGAGCAGCAGTCATTGCTTCAGTCTTACGCTGTTTAGCAGCAGGCGTAGATACCTTATCTACTTCTTTTTGCATGCGGGTTTTGATATGTTCTCTCAACCCTTTTGTAGTAGGTTTCTCGCCAGTACGAACTGTTTTATTAATATAAGTATCAAAATGATCTTGATGTTTATTAATAATATCGTGATGTTCTGGCGGCAACTTATTATGAATCTCTTCAGCTTTAGCTAAATGATCTTCAACAGCTTTTGATTCTTCTGGTGTAATATTTTTCATGATAATTTAGCCTCAGGAGATATCATATGAACATCAGGGTGTTTTTTAAATTGAGAGTGATCGGTAAGAGGTGATGCATGAAGGGTACCAGGATGATCAGGATCACCTTCAATCTTTGTATGTACAGCGATTCCCATTTTAGAACGAGCTGCTTTTTTACCTTCTTCAGAATTTTTCTTTATATGATATTTTATAGTATTTGGTTTGAATGTAATTTCATCATTTGATTCTTTACGTTCTGATTCATCATGCATATAGTCACCTTGGAAAATACCTTTCTTAGGGGTAACTTTAGGTAAATGGTTTAATGCATGATGTAATTTTTGCGCAAGTCCATAAGAATGGCCATAATGCTGTTCAATTTCTTCATGAGAGGTTGCTAACTTTGGTGTTTTACCGTATGCACCATGTTTAGTTGCAACAAAGAATTTACCAGTCTTAGGATGATGACCAAATACAATAGCGGGCGCACCATCAAGCTTAGTTGATGTATGCGTATCATTATCTGTTCTACCTGACTTCAACCCTTTATGAATAGCTCTTAAAGCCGATACGGTATGTGCAAAACCTTCTTTGCTTCTTACAGCATTATCTTCAGGATGTTCTTGATGTTTGGCGGAAGCAACACCTGATGTATCTTCTGCTATGAAGGATAAAAATGTTTTCATTCTTTTAACTCTTTAATATTACCAAATTTTGCATTCACTTGAGGGCTGCCGAATGCACCATGTGTCGTTCTATGTTCAACCGTTGCAATATGATTACCTTTTTCATCATGAAAGTGTACAAGATTACCAGATACAGTTGCTTTTAATTTTTTAGCATTTGTAATAGCTTTAAAGTGTGACATATTAGCTTGAGGGGTTGCAGAACCACCTTTTTCACCTTTCACATAATCATAAGGTAAATCAGGTTTACCTTTTAATAGATATTGAAGATGCTTTTGCTTTTCTTTGTGTGAAAGATTATTAAAGGTTTCACCGTGATGACTAGCTGCAGCAGCCTGTGTTTCTGAATTTATTTTTTTAATTTTAGGATTATCTCTGACAGCTTTGATTTCGGCGCCTGATTTACCTTCAAGGCCTGCTCTCTTCAAACCTTTTTTCCAAATATCATTTAATTTAGTTTTAATACCAGCTTTTTGATCAAAGGCATTAACAGTATTATTAGAGGCTGTGCCAGATGTGGCTTTTAGAGAAGCACCGTGAACAAAATGACCACCATCTTTAGTCTTTACATTATCTGCATGAACAATTAAATCATGAGGATTGTTGCCTCTATCAACCGTCTTACCAATTGATTTATCAATGCCTTGATTAGTATGATGGACTCTAGTAATTTGATTTCTTTTAATGCCGTGATTTTTTTCTAGACTATTCAAATATGCTTCAGCTGAATCTCTAGCTTTTTTCTCAACATCCTCTCGAGCCTCAGGAGGAAGCTTGTCCATATTTTCTTTATGTGTTTTTTTAACTTCAGCAATATGTCTTTGATATTCATCATCGTCATTGTTTGCTGCAGCAGTATTATTGTGAATATGAAGCACTGTAGCAGCTTCATAAGCATTACCCATAGCTGTATTATTGCTGCTGCCACCTATTTTAGCTTTTGCCTCAATAATATATGATAAGAATGTTTTCATGGAAATATTCCGATTAAGATAATTTTTAATATAATATTTAGGCAAACAAAAAAAAGAGGGCCTAAAGAGGCCCTCTTGAATGACTATTCGTATAAATTAGATATTGTGAGTTTTTACATCTTCTTTATGATCAGCATGAATCATACTAAGAATTTCTGGGTGAACTTCTTTATCTGCTGCTTTTTTAACCTGAACCATTGACATTGTTTTACCACCATGCTCTAGATGTATATCATGGTTTTTTCCAGTAGCAGTATCATGTACTGTATAATGGTGACTTTCACCATGATCGCCACCGCGTATAAAAACATGCTGTGTACCATGAGATCCTACATGATTGCATCCCCATCCATTTTTTCTATTGCTTTTGTAGCCTTAGCTAGTGATTCTGAAAGAGTTTCCACCCCTTCTCCGACAAGTTGCTTTGAAATAAACTGAGCATAGAAAGAAACATTATCTTCTTTATAATGCTTAGTATTAAAAGCAGGTTGTTTCATAGGTGTAATTTTATCCATATTACCTGGCTTTTTAGATGATGTTGGATCAATGTGTTTTCCTTCACCAGGTTTTGCTTTAGAAGGTGCAGGGTCGGTATGCTTTTCTTCACCAGGCTTAGCTTTAGGGGGAGCAGGGTGGATCAATCTTGTTGTGCCAGTATTTTTTGGACGCATTGGATCAATATGATCATATTGACCAGGTTTTGCTTTAGGTCCCATAGACTTTTCGTCTATTTGATCATTATCAATAATATTTTCAATAGCATTTACTTCAGCTTCTGAGAATTTAACATCTGCTTCTTCTTTAGTCAATTTATCTACAGCTTTACCAATTCCCTTTGTTCTATTTTTCTGATCACGAACAGTTTTATCCTGTTCTTTATCAGACATATCATCCCAATCTTGGTCATTAGACATCTTGCTTTCTGCATCACTCTTGCTTTGTGCTGCTTTATTAATATAAGAGCCTAATGTACTCTTTTTAAGCTCGTCTATCTGATATACTTCTTCATCCATTTCTCTTCTTTTTTTAGCTCTTGTTCTTTTTAATTCACCCATGTGATATGATAGCTTTTGGCTTAATGGATGATTAGGGCCTACTCTACCACCAGAACGGTTAATCTTTTCTATTTTTTTAGTAATCTCATCAACCTTATCGCTGTGATATTCTGGTTCATCCATGCCAGGATGAGCTTCATTTACAGATTCAATTTCTTTTTCGAGTCTAGCTTCCTTAATGGAACTTTTATCTATTTGACCTGAAATGAATGCTGCGTATTGATCAATTTTGTTATCAACCATGATTTTCTCCTATGAATTAGAATCTATATGATATTTATAGTCCTATCATTTTAGATTGATATTTAAAGGATCCACGATAGTCATTAAGAAGATAGTCAGCTAATATTTCAAAACGAAGAGCGGCATCTTCATCACCGTTATTCTCTAAGTCTGTCTTTGCTTCTTTACAGAACTTAATAATAGATGCGAGAGGTATCTTATCACCATCATTTAGTCCAGCTGCATGAGTCTTACCAGCACGTTGATTCATTTCACACTCCATTTCAATCTTACAATATATTATAACATACATTACAAAAATAAGCAACAAAAAAAGGCGCCTAAGCGCCTTTTCTGCCTGATATCATCAAGTTTTGTATCAGAACTTTACAGTCAAACCAAGCATGAACGCATCACCAGATGCTGTTGGATTAGTAAAGCTTGATGAAGCATCATAGTTACGGTATACCTTTGCACTGACTGAATAGTTAGATGCAAGATCATAAGTTACACCAGTACCAATTTGATGAGTCTGATAACCGTATGTGTTTGTATCAAATGCTGAACGATAACGATATGAAACTGCGTTCCAAGTTAGCTTATCCATAACCTTATAATCTGCACTGCCGTATACTGCATAGTATGGGAAGTTAGTAGTGGTAAACTTCTCACCAACACCAATCTTACCTGTTACAGAAACTCCAGAGAAAGCAGGTAGTGTATATGAAGCTTGTGCTTCAAGATTTTGATTCAATTGTGAACCAGGAACTTGAGTTGTCTGAGCCATACCACCAACAGCAACACCGTTACCTAGCTTATGTGAGTATGTCATTTGATAAATGTCGTCAGTCTTAGAACCAAGATTGCCAACAGCAGTATCCTGGCCATAAGCAGCAGTTAAGCTATCTGTGCTTTCTGCGGTTGCAGTAGCAGCAGCAACAGGAGCAGGTGCAGCTGGTGCCTTCTTTTTGTTTGGAAGATCAGTAGCATATGCGGAAGTTGCGAGCATAACAGCAGCAACAGTAATAAGTAGCTTTTTCATTTAGTAGTCTCCTTAGTGTTAAAAATAGGGGCTAGCCTTCTACGACTAAATTTTTGTGAGAGAGCTTATTCATTCTTGCCCACTGCACGACTAGCCCGATTGCACGTCCATGGGCTTCAATTTCCCAGGGCGTATCCCAGTAATCAACTTTTTCTGTGTTGAATTTTTGCCCATTAAATTTATAGACACTTCGTTCACGTTGAAGTTGATAAAATTCACCTTTTGCCCATTGTTTAACATGTACGAGTTCATGAGCTAGGCTATTTAGCAGAAGTTGAATCTTCTGATCCGGATCTATTTGAATTGTAAAATCAAACGGACGGTAATATTCGTCTTCCCAAATACAGTTACCAAATTGATTAGTCTTTTCAAAAAGATCTTTTTTGAAAATAACTGTAACGTCTAGTTTATCTTGTTTAGGCTTGGTAAAGAACTTATTAAGAGTAAACTCTGCAAGACTGCGCATCATCTTAGCAGACTCTCTACCAATCAAATGTGTATTTTCAAACTTAATCATTACTCTTACCAATCAAAGGGATATTATTAACAATAAATTCAGGACTATCGTCAATCCAAACATCGACGATCCATCCCATATTATTTGTAAATTGTCTCTTCTGTTGATATTCAGTATAGATGACCGGAATAGAAAGTGCAAGATAATTCAATGCTGGATCTTCCATTACTTTCTTACGGAAAGTGACGATACGTATATCATGTCCTCTGTCTTTGGCGTCTTCAATAAACTTATTCCAAAGAGTTGGATCCCGAGTATACGTATCATCAAAGTCTAAAGCAATATTCACTTTTTTGAATATCCCTGACGCTGTCTAATAATAAAGAATCGCACTTCTTGAGCAGAAGCAATCCAGGGCAAACGGGCAGAATGAGGTCTACCGTTTATTGTATAGGTAGCATCAGTACGCTCACATTTAGCGCCATTCAATATAAACTCTTTATGTGCTGCACGAATGTTTTCCATTAGTATAACTTCTTTTCCATAGAGATGGTGATAGACTTATCTGGATGAATATGCTGTTTTACTACACGGTAACCTGCTCGCTGCATAGTACGCATTTTCTTAATAGCGTAATTGAGCTGACCTGTAAAGACGTAAGGTATCTTTGAATTATCCACGAATATATCTCCATTGCTTATATTATAATATAGCATGGATTCCTAATAAAATCAACGGTATTTTTAAAAAATATACCGTTGAAATCATTGACTTTTTTAAGGTTTAGTATTAATAAACGGAGGATTTTGACCAGAAACCATAGTGTTAGGAAGTTTACCATCCCACTTTTGAGCTGTAGTCAATGGTACATATTCTGGATTTTGTTTAAGAGCCATTCCAACTTGAGTTACTGCTGACGCGGTGGCTTTACCGATAGCTTCGATAGCATATGCTTCAGCATTAGCATCTCTTATTGTAAGAAAATCTTTGAAGTAAATATACGCAGAGCCTGCTGCTAGCATTACTACAAAAACAATAAGAGGGGTGAGATACATTAACTTCTTATAAAATCCTGTCTTTCTAATTTCACGTTCTAGTTCTTGTTCAAAGAAAGAACGTATAGTAAGACTATTATGAGATTCTCTTCTTATCTTATCTTCTTCTTCACGCATTTTGCGTTGAAGTTCTTCTGCTTTTTGTTTTTTAATTTCTTCTAACGTAGCCATAATAAACCTCACGCATTCCTATTAATGACAAATAAATTACCTTTATCTGCTTTCAGTAAATATTTATCATAGTTATCTGAAATAAGAAGAGATACTACTTTCCATAAATTCATAGATTGATTTGATATATCTTCTACTACATACCAACCACCGATTTTAATTTTAGAGATACCATACATTAAAACATTTAAATTAGCTTCCGGTGAATGAAGTCCATCATCAATAAAAAGATCTAAATCGTCTGGAAGATTATTAAAAAAGTTATCAATAGTTTCCAGTCTTAATTGATCAACAAAAAATGTTTGTATTCTATCTTCATTAAAAAGAATATTACGGTCAACATCACCGCCATATATTTGAGCATTAGGCAAATAATCTCTAAAAGCTCTAAGAGATGCACCAGGTTTACCATCTGATCCCATATTAGATAGGACCGATGTATTATTGGTGCCCATTCCTATTTCAGCAACAGCTTTAATATTTTCTCTATCATTTAAAATATTAGCATAAAAAATATCATAGTTATGTGAGTTAGACTTATCACTTCCATATGAATTAAAAAGGGTTTTAAGTTCTGCAGTATCCTCTTGCGCAATAGTTTCAATAACTGTATATTCTATAATCTGATGACCAAAAACTTCAGCAATACTTAATAGATTACTAACAAAATTTTTATTACCATCAAGAGCCATACTAAATTTAGTACTATTATCTCCTGAACTATTAGGAATAAAAGGAGTCATAGCATTAATAATTTCTTGTTCAAACATAATTATATTCCTAAGGTGAGATAAGTTCTAAGTCTATTAGAGAAGGAAACTCTTTTATTAAATTATACCAGCAATCTAATGCTATTTCTCTGTGCTCTTTCTGAGTACCGTTAGAACAACGTAACTGACAATAGTGCACCCAGCTTCTAAGAGAACCAGCCATATAAAGACGAGAAACAGTAAGACCTTCAGGAAGAACTGCACGAGCTTGTTCTTTTGCAATACCGTTCTTAATAGCCCAATCATATTCTTTTTGTGCATATTCAATAACTATCTTTTGACGCTCATTCCAACCGTGTTTGAGTTCTGGATCGTCTTTAACTTCAATTGAATTTTGTCTATTTTTTGTATCTTGGAGACGGGCT